GGACTACTCCGTGATGTCGGTGAAGAGTTCAAGCCTTGATGCACAGACGGTGTGGCGCAGAACTTTATTTTAATAACCAAGGAGAAAAAATGTTTAAGTGGAATGAAAAAAATACCAAAAGCACAATCTGGAATGCCGAGATTGGGAGCAAAGAGATCAGACCGTTCTCTCCAAAAGAAATTATCATAAGCCCAAACCTTCACCAGTTTGAGGGAATCATTTCTGCTCTATGTAAGACCGTTACAGAACTAATGGCACTTGAAGAAGAACGTGATCAGCGAATGATGAATATGATCAATTCAAGACAGCCTTCAAAAGATCAGCTGGAATTATTTGAAACAGTAGAACAACTATAATGCCTGAATCATTTATCCATTTACATGCTCACTCAGATGCATCGCTTCAAGACGGCTTGTTCAGTCCCCGCAAATGGGCCGCAGCCTATAAGGAGCGTGGATTTATCGGTGCAGCACTTACTGATCACGGCTCGATGGCAAACTCGATAGCATTCTATCAGGCCATGCGTGAGCAGAAGCTCATTCCAATTATGGGTTCTGAAGTCTACTACGTGGATGAACCAACTAAGAAAACAAACGACAACAGAAAGGCTTCGCACTTAATCCTTTTGGCGAAGAATTATGACGGCTTCGTTAACCTTAACAAGTTGATGAAGCTGTCTTTTACTGAAGGGTATTATTACCGCAACAGAATAGGGCTGGAATGGCTTACAAAGCATTCCGAGGGTCTAGTATGTTTAACGGCATGTCAGGGTGGAGTTTTGTCACAGGAAGTCTGGAAAGACTTTAGAGGGCAGGAATCCGATCTGGTCGGTCGTTTCAAACAATTCAGAGAAATATTTGGGAAAGATCTCTACGTAGAGTTTCAAGGACACAACACCGTTTCAACATTAGACGACGGGGTTACTAAATACAATTCACAGGCAATGATTAACGAGCAGTTCTATGAAAAGCTAAGAGGCATCAAAGGCTTCCAGCCAATCATAACGAATGACTGCCACTACATACTTCCTCAACATGCGAAAATTCAGAAGCTAATCAAAGACCTTTCATGGAAGCAAAACAACGGCGGTTCTGCCGATTCTGCGACCGTAACCAAAGACCACTTCACTGATTCGCTTTGGATGAAGAACACGAAAGAAGTCTATCAATCGTTCCGAGTCGAACACGAATATCTTCCAAAGGAATTCGTCAGAGACGGCATGATGGCCACCATGGAAGTGTTTGAGAAATGCAAAGACTTTGAAATGCCAAAGGGCAAACGCTACCTTCCAAAATTCAGAGACAAGATCGACTCGAAAGAGTTCTTTAAGCGTTACACTAAAAAGCTACTCGTTGAACTTATAGCCTCTGGTAAAATTCACGACGAAAAGAACGTCTACATCGAGCGATATAAAAAAGAATGTCACGTTATCAGTTCTTACAACTTAGAGGACTACTTTCTAATCGTTTGGGATCTAGTTAGGTTCGCAAAGAAAGAGGGCATCCCTGTAGGCATCGGGCGGGGATCAGCTGCGGGTTGTTTGATTTCATACCTGCTTGGGGTTGTTAAAATTGACCCAATCGAACATAAGCTAATATTTGAAAGATTTTTAAATGAAAATAGATGTGTGTCAGGCGAACTTCCAGATATTGACCTAGACTTTTCATCCGAGGGACGTGGACGAATCAAACAGTATATTTTTGATACGTATGGACGTGAGAAGGTTTGCGAAATTGGAACTTACACTAGAATGATGCTCAAGACGGCACTACTAGACTTTAATAGAGCTCTCAACGTCGTTCCCCACGCAGAGCTTCTAAAGATCACCACGGGGCTTGATCTGGACAAGGATGACGTTAAGGACTTAGACAAGGCAATCGAAAGCAGCGAACGTCTGAAGACTGTCATGGAGAAGGAAAAGGATTACGCATTCATAGTGAAAGAAATCATAGGACAAATCAAATCACAGTCTATCCACCCCGCTGGCGTTATTATTTGCTCCGAACCGATTCAAAACATTACTCCGCTTAAGACGCAGAAGAAAATATTGAAGCCAGAAGAAGTAGAAGAAGGCGGCGTTAAAGAAATACGAGTCCTCACTACACAATCAGAAGATAAGTACGTCATTGGCCAAGGCTTAATGAAGATGGATATCCTCGGCGTGAAAGAGTACGACGTGGTTAAGTTTATTATCGACAACGCTCCGGGGTTTCCATACACGCTAGAGAACTACGACACAGAAATAATGAACATCGAAAGAAAAAGACCAGACGCTAAGATTTGGAAAATGTTTCAGCAAGGAAAGACTCAAGCGGTTTTCCAATTTTCCTCAACAGGGATGCAAAAGCTTCTGTTCGACATGCGACCTAATAAAGTTTCAGACCTAACGGCTGCAAACGCTTTATACCGACCGGGATGTTTGCTCAACGGATGGCACACCCTTTATATCAATCGAAAGCATGGCGAAGAAGAGGTTGAATACGCTCACCCGACCGTTGAACAGGCTACTGGCGACACTTACGGAGTTATCGTTTACCAAGAACAGGTGATGGAAGTAATTCACAAGCTAGGGAAAATTTCACTCGTAGACGCAGACACCATTCGTTCAGCACTTGGGAAAAAAGACAGGGTTAAACTCGCCAAGTTTAAAGAGTCATTCGTTAAAGGCGCAGAGGGCGACATTGGTAAAGCGAAAGCGGAGACCCTGTGGGATCAACTAGAACAGTCGTCAGAGTATTCATTCAACAAGTGCTTGGCGGGTACGGAGAGATTCTATAGAGACGGAAATGGAAGAACTAACTACACGATTGAAGAAATGTTCCTTATCAGGAATGATAAAGAATTCGCTTTGCTGAATGGCCATAAAAGCCTCCACCAGAAGTATAAACATAAGGGCTATGGCAAAGCTTACTCGATGGGCGACGATGAGAGGCTTCGTCCTAATGACATTATGGATATAAGATTCGAGGGAGAGAAGGACGTATGGGAGGTTCTCCTTGAGTCTGGAAAAAAAATCAGATGCACCCTGAATCATAAGTTTCCAACGGATAAAGGGATTAAAAAACTCGAAGAGTGTGAGCCGGGAGATTCTCTTTATGTCTTGGACAAATATGAAATGGCCGATAGCACATTTAGATTCGGCAAAAAAGACAATCTCCCTAGGAATGGACAGAAAGGTTTTCAAAAGCTTGAATACTCCGCAACAGAAGACTTTAGATATAAGTCTAGCGTCCTGAAGACTTCTCATGACAATTGTCAAAGCTGCGATAGCATGATGAGTAGGAAAGAGATTCATCATAAAAACGGAAATCATGGAGATCAAGATTGGAAAAATCTTGAAGTTCTTTGTCCATCTTGTCATAAGAAGAAGCACTATGCGATGGGAAGAGTTAGGAAAGGCGAAAAGGGTCTTTTGACGAAACTCGAAAAAATAATCGAGGTCGCTTATATAGGCAAAGAAAACGTCTACGACGTAGAAATGGCAGCTCCTTTCCATAACTTTGTAACTGACGACAAAATTGTTACCTGCAACTCCCATTCCGCTGCGTATGCCGTTCTCGCCTATATCTCCCAATGGCTCAAAGTTTATTACCCTGCCTATTTCTGGGCAGGACAAATCTATTGGGACGTAAAGAAGGGCGACCTTAACTCGATGATGGAAAATAAACGGGCAGCTCAGGAGATGGGAATTGAATTCAGATACCCAGACATAAATGATTCAGGATTAGATTTTAAAGTCCTAGACGTTACAGACCCACTACACGCAATCACTGGTGGGAAAAGTGTCACACAAGAAGTCCTATGGTCGCTTCGTTCGGTTAAGGGTGTGGGGCTAAAAGCAGCTCAGGAAATCGTAAAGTGTCAGCCGTTCAAAAACTTTGAAGACTTCTTTAAGAAAGTGAACAAGCGTCAGTGCAACTATAAGGTTGTCACAAATCTAATTTACGCCGGATGTTTCGATAATATTGGTGATCGCAAAGACCTACTGAAGAGGCTCGCAGTTCTTTCTAAAAAGGAAGACCCGAAGGTTACGTCAGACAAGCTACTTTCTGAATTTTACCGGTCAATGGGATTCTACGAGCAATCGTTGAAGAAGATCTATCCGGGCTTTTCCACAGGCTGCATAACGGAACAAGACCTCGCTGAATTCTGTGACAAAGACACCGTGATTCTAGGCGGGATCATATCGGCCATAAAGCCTCACAAGACTAAGAAGGGCGACAAGATGGGCTTTCTAACGCTTGAAGACATGAATGAAAGAATAGACGTGACGGTTTTCCCCGAAGGCTGGGAGACCAATAGAAAGCTCCTCAAAGTGGGGAACATCGTAGAGATCATGGGGAAGAAGTCAGAGTACGGCGGGAAGAACAATTCCATCAGTATGGACACCATCAAGGTCATCAAAGAAGTTGAATAAGGCGATTTAAAAAGATGAAACGTATAAGGATGGTATGAAGGATTTTAAAGTTGAAATTGAAGGATTGATGCCAGAGAAGCTTTCCCTACAGGTTAGGGAGTCTTTGAAAATATCTGAAGACATTGATACCGAGGTTGACCAAGCGGCGGCAGAGTACGGGTTCTATGCGATTCTCGCTGAGAAGGCTGAGACACGTCATCAGAAGCTTAAATTCGCTCATGAGAAGTGGAAGGCTGAGTATGAGACATCAGAGAATGCTCAACGCCACAGGGACGGTTTAAAGTCCCGAACAGAAGCACAGATGAAAGCAATGGTCGCATCAAGCGAAAGAAATAAAGCATACCAGCTAAAACTTATAAAATTAGATGAAGACAGAAGAAACATGAAAGCCCTAGCAAAAGCATTTGAATTAAAAAGTGAAATGATTAGAACTAAAGCAAGCAATAGAAGAAGTGAAAGGCCAACTAGATAAAGGAGTAATGGTGAAGAAACTTATTGTACCTATTAAAGAAGAAGAAAAGATTTTAGAGCAAGCTCGAGAATTGTTTTCGACTATGCAGAAATCATGGTGGGAGTTTGCCAAACTAATCTATGCGATTAAGGAAGGCGAAACGTACAAGGTCAAAGGCTTTGATACGTTCAAGGATTACTGTGAGTCTGACTATGCGGAAGTGAACTATAAGACTGTTCTTAAGTTCTGCACGATTGTTGAGTCTTGGGGAAAACATATTGAGTCTAAAATCGCAAAAGATGCTGACTATAGAATCCCTGCCTATGAGGCTTGTTATGCCGTTATCTCAGTGAAGGACGGAGCACTTCCTAAAGAAGACGTGGACAAGTTGAAGCGTGACGTTCTGGAAAGAAAGCTATCGTACCATCGGCTACGGGAGAAGATGAAGGAGCTATTGGATTCAAAACGCAAAGAGACTAAAGACTTTGTTAAGAAATCTTCTGACGACATTAAGCGTCTTGAGGATGATCTTACGTCACAGATTGATGACGAAGACGAAGAGGATACTACGTTCACGGATGACGGAGACAGCGATGCAGAGCCATTGTTTGATTCGTTTGAAGAGGGTGACCTTGAAGACCTTTCGCCTGAAGACTTTGAATCTAATGATGACGCTCTTGTGGCAAAAACAACTAAGCACACTAAAGACCTAACTGAAACTTTAAAACTATTAACCGACAAAGTTGAAGGAATGAAACTCAATAAGAAAATTAGATCACTAGCGGTAGACCTAGACAGCCTTAACAGCAATGTAAATGACGTTTTAACAATCATCGAGGAGATGCAATAAATGAAAACAGCAACAGGAACAAAGAAGCCATCAATGCTCGACAAAATCAGAGACGAGCAAGCACGAATCGCCAAGAAAAAAGAAAGCCAAGGCGGGTTTGAAAAGGTCGACTGGTATAAGCCGGAAGAGGGTGACAATTTAATTAGAATTCTCCCCGCTGCAAAAGCTGACGATCTTCCTTTCAAAGTGGTTCACCTCCATTACATCTCCATCAAGAAGCGTGACGGAGGAATCGTTAATGGAATCCCTGTCCGTTGTCATGAGGACTTTGGAGAAGAATGCCCACTATGCTCTGCAGTTCGTGAGTTATACACGGGAACAGATAAGCAGAAAGAAACAGCGAAACAAATCAGAGCTAGAGAAGTTTATCTCTACAACATCATCAACTTTAAAGATCGTAAAGTTCAGCCGTATGCTGCTGGGATCACAGTACATGAAGAAATTCTCACTTATGCTGGCGACGTTGGGCTTGGGATCTTCGGCGAAGATGGCGGCCATAACTGGAAAGTTACGAAGAAAATTGACCCTAGAAAACCTAAGAATCTCGGGATCAAGTATTCAGTACGCATGGACATTAAAGAGTCTGACATTCCTTCTAAGTTGAAAGTGCTTCTAGAGAGCGCAACCGATCTTGACTCATTGTATGCAGACAAAGAAATGGCAAACGTGAACGCCTACTTAGAAAGCCTTGGGTTTGAAGGGTCAGAAGAAGAAGAGGACGAAGTAGACACAAAGAAAGCGGCTCCCAAAGCCAAGGCAGTAGTTGAAGAAGAAGATGATGAAGAGGAAGAAGTTAAGCCGAAGGCGAAAGCAAAAGCCAAAGCCGTAGTTGAAGAGGAAGAGGAAGAATACGAAGAATACGAAGAAGTGAAACCAAAAGCCAAAGTAAAAGCTAAAGCCAAGGTTATAGTCGAAGAAGAAGAAGTAAAACCAAAAGCTAAAGTGAAAGCCAAAGCCAAGGTTGAAGTTGAAGAAGAGGAAGAAGATGAAAGTGAAGACGATGAGTTTGAAAAAGAACTTCGTGAACTAGGGATGTAATATGGCAGATAGAATTTCTTATTCTTTTAACGCCAAGGTCAACATAGGGAATTATGAAAGCTTGGGATTTCATCTTTCCTTTGAGACTGATGTGAAGGAGGGTGAAAATCCCTCCCAAACACTTAAACGAGTACAGTATTTTGTAGAGAAAAAAGCAGAGGAGAAGATGGATGAATTTAGAACACTCAAGCGAACCGATGGTGCAACCGAGGATTGAAAAATTTGTGAGAACTTCAAAGAAAAGAGAACCTAAAATTCTCGACGTAGAACCTGAAGCAGTAGATCCGTTAGAGTCGTTGGCACTTTCAAACGACGACATTGATGACCTAATCAGTTCGGCACGTAAAGAAATTGATGGCGTTTTTATAGCTGACTCTGAAACGGAACTTTTACAGGTTAAAGATTGGATCATAATGCCTAAGCCTATCCAGAAAGTAATTGGAGCGCAGGGTCTTCCTTGTGGCCTAATTACTATGGTCATAGGGAAGAAGGACTGCGTCGCAGGTAATACCTATATTTCCTATCACACGTTCAGAGGTGCGGATTGTATAAATGTAAAGGGCGGGACTATTGAGAATCTCCATAGGAGATTTGCTGAAAATAATGATGGGTTGGACTTTTACATTCAATCTGCTAACGACGACGGATTGTTGTTTAGAAACAAGGTTAAGGATGTTTTTAGTCAAGGCGAGAAGATGTGTTACAGGCTCACAACGTCTAGCGGCTTTGAGCTTGTAGCGACTAAAGACCACAAGATAATGATGGAGGACGGCTCCTATCGGATGCTTGAAGACTTAGCCGAAGGGGACAGGATTGCTGTACACAATAAGACTCGATTTAAGTATGGAAGAAAAGACGTAAGCAGAGGGCGAGTAGAGTGGTGCGTGAAGTATCATCCTACTGAGAATCTGAAGCTTGTCGGTGGGGTTCCATATCACAGAGTTAAGAGATACAGGGCTGTGCTAGAGGCGAACTTGAACAAGATGACTCCTGGCGAATACCGTATGGCTCTAAACACTTGGTCGAAGGAGGAGATATCTTCGCTGAAGACGTTACCAGAGGGGACTTGGATTCATCACATCGACGAAGACCCAAGGAACGATCGGCTTGAAAATCTAGAGATCGTTGAAGAAAGAGAGCACAAATCTCACCACGCCAAGGACGCTCTAAAGTTCGTTATTGGAGCAGACGAAGTTGAGTCTGTAATCGAAGAGGGTATGCGAGAAACCTTTGATATCCAAGTTGAAGGATCGCACCATAACTTCGTAGCAGACGGCATCGTCGTTCATAACTGTGGAAAGACCACGTTCGCCGTTGAGGCACTTGCCTCGGCACAGCGGGACGGCGGGATTGCCATTCTACTAGACACTGAGAACAAGTTCTCGCTTAAACGTGCAGAGCAGATGGGGTTAGATATTCGCCGCTTGATCATTATCCAAGCGACAACTATTGAGGATGCGTTTGAAAAGTTTCAAGCCATGGTGAATTTGATCAAAAACAAGGTCAGATGCATTGATAAGAAGACAGGCGAAATTATACCTAAAGAAGCGTATGACAAGCTGGATTCAGTCAAAAAGAAAAAGTACCACCTCGATGCTATTTACGCCTCTAAGAAGGTTGTGTGTGTTTGGGATTCGCTAGGAGCAACACCGTCAGAAGCCGAAATGGATGACAGCGTGAAAGACTTCTCTATGACAGCCGCCAAGGTTATCAAAGGGCACCTACGCAAGACTGTACGCTATATTCGTGACACTAAGCTGGCGTTCGTCATTATCAATCAGGTTTACACAAACATGAACCAGTTCGGTAAAAAGACAACGTCATACGGCGGGTCTGGCCCTGAATACCATTCAGCTATCATTTTAGAATTCGTGAAAATGGGCGGGGTTCGTCCTAAAGCTGGGAAGGCGGGAGAAGACTTCTGCGGGATTGATACTCAGATTGAATGCGTGAAGAACCATCTTTCGCAGCCGTTTAAGAAGATCAAGGTAGCCGTGGACTTCAAAGGGTTCGTGGTAGACCGTGACCCTGAATACGCTCCTGAAGAAATAATTGAAGAATCAAAAGGGATTGCAGATGATAACGACGAGTCAAGTGTTGAGGAATTACCTAAACGAAAGAAAATTAAAAAGTCTGTCGCAGGTAAATCCGGAAAACATTGAGTTTTACGAGTCAGCTACTGACTTGATCACTAAGAACATCCTGAAGCAGCACAATGACTTCGGCGTGTGGGAAGTTGAAAGAATAAGTATGCTCTTCGCTTTAGTGGATGAGTTCGCTGAAATGCTTAGAAGTGAATCCCGATGTAAAGAAATGCAGGGAGCCTTAGCATGAGTTACCTTGTCCTGTACTCAGACCTTCATATCCGTCCAGAGCGACTAGCAGACTGTGAAACCGTTCTGACCGAGGTTAAGAATATAGCTTTGAAGTATGCGAAGAAGGGTGATGTCACCATCGTAAACGGGGGCGACACTTTCAACACACGGGGGCTAATTAGAACCGTGTGCTTTGACCGTCTATATCACCATTATTCAGAGTGGGCGAAGCTGGGGCTAAAGCAAATCATTATCGTTGGAAACCATGACCAAGAGGATAAAGAGGGCGACATTCATCCTATGAGAATCTTTTCTACGTTTAAGGGCTGGCACGTTGTCGATAGGGCCATGAATATTGATGACGTGGTTTACTTCCCTTACATTGAAAAGAAAGACGTGAGGGCTGCTATCGACTCAGTCTCTACGAAGAGAAAGAAGCCTATAGCAATCACACATTGGGGCTTTATTGGGGCGCATAGGAATGATACGAACATCGACACAGACGGAATCCCGACAGAATGGATGTCCAAGTTTCACAAAGTCTTTAGTGGGCACTACCACTTTAGGAATGCCATCGACAATGTTCAATATATTGGTTCACCATTCCAACAGAACTTCGGCGAAATGTCTCAAGAGAAGGGCGTTCTCGTTTACGACACTGAAACTGACAAGGTTGTTTTCGAGCCGATTACTACGACTCCAAGGCATCATGAAGTGGTTTTAAAGTGGGAAGACGGTAAGGAAGTTTATGAAGGCCCTATGAAGGATATTCGTGAGATTGATTTCGTTCGTCTTAAAGTGATGGGCGACGTTGAAACGGTCAGCGGCTTCTCGAAAGAGAAGGCCATGAAGAAGATCAAAGCTAAAGAAATTAAAATAGATAGGCACATCAAAGAAAAAGCGTTCACACGTTTGAATCTTGAGGGGCATGAGAAACTGGATCTAGGAACACTCATGGTGAAGTATGTAGACTTCATCGAAACAGACCTCAGCAAAATGAAGCTGAAGAAAGTGGGAGATTTATTTTGTTAGAAAAACTTTTTATATCCGCAGTCATGATTGGTATGTTGATCTTCTCCTTTAGACAGGGGTTCAAGATTGGAGCGAAGGAAGGCATCAAGCGAGGAGCGTTCGTGATTACTTGCCAGCCAGCTTTCAATAAAATGATTGGAGCGAACGATGAGCTTTAGAACTTTTGATTTTGAATGTCCTGAATGCGAATACCCAGAGGAACACACCTTCGACCTGCGTGGTATGAATGAAGAAGAAAAAGAAGCCACAATAATGTCAGGAATTAAATGTCCTAATTGTGACTTTGAAAACATGAAGCGGGTCTTCAGAACTTTCCCTGCCATAGGTCATGGCGGCGGAGATCGATCACTAAGCAATATTGAACGAATGAAGAAGTCGTTCCACGAACGATTCATCAAGAAAGAACTCGACGAGGTGAGACACCGTAAGGGTCGCTTGTATGACGATTCGATTCAAAGCGCAGCCGCTCAAAAGATTGAGGTAGAGAATGGAGAGAAATAGTAAGGGACAATTTGTTCTTGGCAAGTGTGATGGCCCAAAGACTCACGGGCATACAGTAGAAGGGAAATGGACAAAAACATATTCAAAATGGAACGGCATGAGGACTCGGTGCGACCGGAAAAACGCTGAAAACTATCATCTATATGGCGGTAGGGGTATTTCTTACGATGTTAGCTGGAGTAAGTTTTCAAACTTTCTTAAAGATATGGGAGACTGTCCTTCTGGATACACGCTCGAAAGAAAAGATTCAAATAAGAACTATTCAAAGTCAAACTGTCGATGGGCGACCTCCAAGGAAAATCACAGGAATAGGTCTGTCACCGTATTCGTTGAATTTGAAGGCAAGAAAAGAGTATTGGCTGAACTTGTTGAGCTATATGGGCTTAGAGATTATAAAACTACTTGGTGCAATATATTCAAGAGAGGATGGAGCGTTAAAGATGCTCTTCTGAAGCCGTTGAGGAGACGAAGTGTTAAAGATGATTAAGAAATGGGTAAAGGAAAAAGTCTACGAGCAGACCGTTGATCACGGAAACGTGCAGCCACGCCTAGACTATAGGGATTGGTCGATCTTTTTCAACTCATGCGCCGGATTGATCCAATATAAAGCAAAAGGGGTGCAAGACCTCGCAGATTTCAGAAACAATTGGGCCAATAAATTCCATATACTTGTAGACGCTCACGGCAGGGGCTTGGACGTTACAGACAACTTCTTTAACCTATATGGCGATATTCTTCGCTCAAACGTACAAGTGAAGTACAAAGCTAATCTCCGCACAAGACTAAGGTTGAAGAAATGTTATTTAAAGCGATTAATCTAAAAAATTTCATGTCATTCCATAAGGAAACATTTTCAGACCTCGACAGAAGGGGCTTAACTCTTATTGAGGGGAAGAATCTTGACGACGGAGACAGTAATGGTTCTGGGAAGTGCTTCGCTAAGGGTACAAAGGTTCTCATGTTTAGTGGGTTCTCTAAAAACGTAGAGGACGTTATTGTTGGCGACCTACTTATGGGGCCAGACTCCAAAAAGAGGACGGTTACGGATCTCGGAAGAGGGAAGTCTGTCATGTATAAGATTACCCCAACCAAGGGAGAGTCTTTTACAGTTAATTCTGAACATATTCTTTATGGATACGATGCAAGAATTAAGAAAGATTTTAAAATAAAAACAAAGGACTATTTAGATCTCCCCGAGTGGAAGAAGAAGCTTTTGATGCTTAAAACTTGTGAAGGGATTGAGTATAAGGATTCTTACACTCAGCCGATCTCTCCCTACATCCTTGGAGCGTGGCTCGGAGATGGTCACTCTGATTGCTTTGCTGTAACTACGATGGACGACGAGCTTGATCAGGCGTTTAGACAGGAGTGTTTAGAGTGGGGGCTTCTAGTCAGAAAATGTCAGAAGAAAGGCAGCAAGGCTCGGACTCTTATCGCTCACAATAATTGGAACAACACTATAAACGCCACTATTCATTCGATGTGTTTGTTTGACAATAAGCATATCCCGTACAGATATCAGATTAGTTCTAGGGCCAATAGGTTGGAGCTGTTAGCTGGGTTAATAGACACCGACGGTCACGCTGGTAGAAAAACTCATTACGAAATATCTTTTGTGCATGAGAGATTGGCAGAAGACACGATAAGGCTTGCGAATTCTCTTGGTTTTTTTGCTTACGCTAGAGATAAGGTGGTCAAGGGTAAGACGTATAAGAGAATATCTATCGTGGGAGACATAACAGAAATACCAGTCAGGCTTGAAAGAAAGAAGTGCAGAAAGAAGAACTACGAGAAAGATCACAGACATGTAGGGTTTAAAGTTGAAAGCGTTGGCAGAGGGGACTATTACGGATTTACTCTTAATGGAAACAATTTGTTTCTATTAGATAGCTTTTTTATTGCTCACAACAGTAGTCTTTGGGACGCAGTCAGCTTCGCACTGTTCGGCCATACCGTTAGGGGCCTAAAAGGTGACGACGTTGTTCATTGGAAATTTAAGAAAGAATGCGAAGTCCGTGTTGAGTTTGAATTCAAGGGTCAAACATGGGCGGTCGTTAGAACTCGCAAGCCTGACAGGTTCTACGTAGAGATAGACGGCAAGACTTATGAGCTTGGAACTACGGCGATGACGCAGCAGTGGTTGATCGACGCACTCGAAATTGATTATGACCTATTCCGTTCGACCGTTGTATTCGCTCAGGGCGAAACTTTCAACTTTGTGAATTCAACCAACAAGGAACAGAAGGAAGTCCTCTCTAAGATTATGAGGATTAGCTACGAAGCACGTTTGAACAAGGCCAAGGCAAAGATCAAGGATCTGAAAGAAAAGAAGTCTGACGTAGACAGGAACCTAACCGTGTTGAACTCGCACATCATAGAAGGGGAAGACTTCTTCAGTGATGAAATTGAAGACTGGGAAGCCTCACGTACGGCCAGAATTGATAGAAAGAAGAATGAGGCTAGGGATATCAAGAAGAAGCTCGAGGGACTAAAAGACGACGACGCTTCAGTTATGGAAAAACAAATCAAAGAGAACACAGAAAAAATTGACCAGATACGAGCTAGAGGTGCTGACTATGTTACGAAAGCGGCAGACCTTAGAGCAGAAGTAAAACAGGCGCAGAAGTATTTAGATAGTGCTGAAGACCTAATGAAGGCTCCTGAATGTCCTACGTGTGGGCATGACATTGATGGACTAGCTCTTGCTGACAAGCTTCGCCACGTTGAATCTGAAATGGAGATCACAAAGGTTGAGCTCTTAAAGTGGGAAGAGAAGGTCATGTTATCTAATCAGGGACAGGACAAGCTTTCAAAGTCTAGTCATGACCTACGAAACAAAGTGATGGTCGTTAAATTGGCGACGCAGCAGAGAGTCCTTTTAACCGAATCAGTTTCAGACATTCTTGAAGAAGTTAAAGAAATAAAGGCTGAAGAGAATCCGTGGTTCAAGAAGCGTGTTGGCGAACTAATTAAGCAGAAAGACATCAGGACTAAAATAGCAGCATTCGAGAAGACCAAGGAGTCAGTTGATGCCATGATCCCTTACGTGGACTTCTGGGTTAACGCCTTCGGGGACTCGGGAATCAAGTCTTTCGTATTTGACCTTGTGTGTGCAACTCTAACGACTAGAACCAATTACTACCTGAACATTCTCACCAGTGGGAAAGTTATAGTGACGTTTGACACTCAAAAGAAGACAAAGTCTGGGGAAGTCCGTGAGAAGTTTGATTGCGAAATATTGGTCGACGGGAAAACCGTTAAGTATGACGCTTATTCTGGTGGCGAGAAGCGTAGAATATCACTAGCGGTTGATCTTGCTCTTAGCGATCTAATGTCTGATTACTACGTTCAAACTTTTAACATAGTGGTTTTTGACGAGCAGGATTTACACCTCGACCGACAGGGACGTGTTGCATATCTGAATCTATTAAAAGAAGTGGCGAAGACTAAGCATGTTTTTGTCGTTGCTCATGACACTGAATTTAAGGCAACATTTGACGACGTATTAATTATTCAGAAACGTGACGGCATTTCCGCTGTCATTTGATCTACTAGAAACATCTAGTAAATTTACTAGATATAACTAGCAACAGGAGGGCTTATGCCTACAACGAAGAAGACAGCTGGAAAGACAGCAAAGAAAGCAGCTAAGAAAACCGTTGCGAAGAAGACTATGAAGGCTTCAGCAAAGAAGAATGTGAAGACTCCACTTGTTAATTCTAAAAACAGTGCTGTGAACACAGCTACAGCAGCAGTTTAAGGAGCATCCCATCAACGAAAAACAGTTCAACTCGGAAGTGGTTAAGTCTCTTAAAAGCGCAGGATTCTGGGCCTATAAGATTGCTGACTCCCCTGCTAGTTGGACTGCTTCCGTTACCCGCTTCACGCCGGAAAAACCCGCCGACATTATCGCCTGTACCAAGTCCGGCAGGTTTATGCTGATAGAAAGTAAGCAGTTTAAGAAATGGCAGGGCTTCTATCAGACGGCGATGCGGGACAATCAGATGAAAGCTTTAGACGACACTACTGCCATGGGCGGGAAGGGTTACGTCTTCGTGAACATACGAATCGCCAAGGAAAAAGCTAAAGGAATCGCTCTAGAGAATTGGGTTGTTATATTCAGTTGGAAACGATTCGGGCAGCGCATACGCAACGAGGGCTTCACTATTAAAGAAATGAAAGACAAGAGTTTTGGCATTTGGATTAAAGGATCGAAGGGCGAGTTTGATCTAACGGATTGGCTCCCATGAATATTCAAGACACATTGAACAACATTAGCGACGGCATAGCATCAGCAGACGACATGGTTGAAAGAATGACCTACATGATGTTCGGCTCGGTTGTCACGACAACTAAGGGCTTCGAGAACGTAGAAATCAAACTGGACGCAGACTCGCAAAGGGTCTTTATATGTATCTCCCTAAGATGGTTCGCTAAACATAAGCGGCTTGAAGGCGTTAGGAAGTACTGGTTGGCCAAAGCAGAAAGACGTGTGCAGAAGTATGTACCTCATGGCTGGAGAGTGCTTTTATATTATAAACAGGGAGAAGAACGTGAATGAAATGATCGAAGAAATTAGAAGAATGGTTCAGAAGCATCTTAAGCTTGCGAACCCATTAGTGTTGGAAACAGTTTTGATTTTGGATGTGTTAGCGACGATGGCAGATAGGATTCAGCAGTTAGAGAACAGAATGGCAGACAAGGGAGCAGCGAATGGAAGTAAGAAAGAAGAAAGTGGTCTCAACATCGGGTGAAGCTAAGAAATTCGTGGTGTTAATCATTAGAATGATCAACAGCAATGAGCGAGCGTTCTTCGCTAAGTTCATGGAAGACTTTAGAGAATTAAATGGAAAGCATCAGGGAGGACTCTTACGCTTCCTGTCAGAGCGGTGCGATCAAAAAAAGTGGAAAGATCGTTTGGACGATACTACAATGTATAACGATGTAATACGTTCAGTCTTGTTTCACTATAGCGGCAGAGATGAATTGGGTCAGCCTTCTAAGAAAGAATTGGCCCACGCTCTCCGGGAATATATCGATTCGGCTGAGTTTAAATCAGTTGAAGATGGCGATCATGAAATATTTGGAACAGCACTTGGAACAATATAAGGAGTAATTATGTTTGAGACACACAAGTTGAATGAAAACGGTTTTAAAGAAATGAACGCTTACAAGACTAAGATGAGCGAAGCGGTCTCGGAAGTCATGGAGCTGATGGAAGATGGCAGAGAAAAATCTATTTTCAAGACAAAGATAGAAGAGGCCGTCTTCTTTGGTGCCAAAGCTATCGCCGGAAAGGCTGAAAATTTTACAGAAATTATTAACTACCCAGAAGTTTCAAAAGGATTAATCTAATGCAACAAACCAAGTTTGACGAATTAAAAGGTGAACTCAGTGTTTTGGCAACAAAGACGGCTGCACAGCATAGACTGGCGCAATCTTCTTTAGTGCTTTTAAAGAACATCGACGCACGCATTGAAGGGATCAAAGATCTTCTAACGGCAGCGAACGTCTTCACAGAAGACCAGTATCAAGACGCTGTAGACTCTAAGCTGGGCTTGAGACGTAAAGCCGATCACGAAACAATTGAGCTTTCAGACGTGTGTTGGGTCTCTTACGAAGCCGAAATTGAGGGCGTGAAAGACATTCAGAAGGAAGGCGGTCTTCCTATCCGTGTTGGTTCAAACGCTGTGATGTTCGAGTCGGCATTGATCGGCAAGGGTGTGAACGAGAAGGGGATTGTCTACGAGGGAACTTGGAAAGAGCAGAACCCTGCAGACCTTTCAAAATCAATTGAACGTAAAATCAAATTCACTATTGACGTGAACAGAGTCAAAACGAGGAGCTTAAATGGAACAGGAAACGGAATCTCAGATGACATCGACAGAGCTGATGGAAACGGTGGAGAAAACAGCGACATCGCCATGTTTGAATCTGGCACTGACTCTGAAGGACTTGGACTCACAGATGGAGACAACGATCAAGCTCAACATTCTGAACAATGATGAAGCCGTGGTAGCTCAAGAGGCTATTCGAGCGATCATTGCAGGGCTTCAGGACATTAAGGCCATTGACGGCAAACAACTAGAGGGTAGAAAATGGATAACGATAAAAGACTAGAACAGGATCAGGACTTGAAACATCAGAAGCCTGAAGAGACGGACAATCTTCAAAAGTCTGAACGTCCTAACAAAGACTATTGTAAAGATCGTGGGATCGATCAAGACACCCAAGGCAAAGAAAAGAAAGATGAAGAAAAAGTTTAAGAAGGTGCCCCTCATTAATTTGGGGGGCAATTTTAAGTTAGGCGACAACTCTCAAATCATTATTCAGCGCATGAAGCAGGACGAATTGCTCGTGCAGAACATGGATTCGGATTTTAATATAACTCTAAGCCCATCAGAAAATAAGATCACTATTGAGATAAACAACTTCAATCTTGGAGATGCTCTCGTTTTGTTTGATGACAAGGGTATCGCAGAAAAGAAGGTTGTTCATGGAAGAGATGGTAATTAATACATGCAAGGTCGCTAATTATGTGGCGGTCAAAAAGCTTAAGTTTCATCCGAGCAATGCCGAGCTTCGTTCAATATCTCCTGAACGCTTTAACGAGCTAAAGAACTCGCTAGTGAATAAGGGATTCTATGAGCCTATTTTAGTTTGGAAGAAGAACGGCTACGTTTTAGCTGGCAACCAAAGACTTAAAGCGGCTCAAGAACTCATAGCTGAAGGTTACACGTTCATGACTCCTGACGGGAAGAAGAACGAGCTACCCGTTGTCGTTGAAGATGTGGATGAAAAGATGGCGATGCAAATCCTCCATCAAGCTAACAATCATCATGGTGACTGGGTCACACAAAAACTAGCTGAAGCGATTCGTGAAGCTGGAGAGATGGGCGTAGCATTCGCTGACATGGGTTACAGTCAGGAAGATCACGACCGGATAATTAAAGAAGCTCTCGCTAGTATTGAAGATAAGGATTACTCAGATAAAAACAAAGAAGTAAGTACGGAAGATTTTGGAAGCGACTTAGAGCACCAGTGTCCAAAATGCGGGTTTGAATTCAATGATTAAGTTTATCCCAACATACAGATGGAGCTTAACAGACCTAGACAAGGTCAAAAAGAATGGGCTTAAAGTCTTTTCATGCTTCGCTTGCGGAGGTGGATCAACCATGGGTTACAAGCTCGCTGGTTTTGATGTGATAGGAGCAAATGATATTGATCCAGAGATGGCATGGCATTATAAAGAGAACCATGCTCCTAAACATTATTTCCTAGAAGACATTAGAAAGTTTGCAAAAAGAAATGACCTGCCAAAAGAACTTTATGAACTAGACATATTAGACGGCTCCCCTCCATGTTCAAGCTTCTCTATGGCCGGATCAAGAGAGAAAGGATGGGGCAAAAAGAAACAATTCAGAGAGGGGCAAGCACTTCAAACTCTAGATGATTTATTCTTTGACTTCATAGAACTCGGAAGAAAGCTGCAGCCAAAAGTTATCATCGCAGAGAATGTAAAAGGTATGCTTCAAGGTAATGCTAAAGGCTACGTAAAACAAATCATTGGATTGTTTAATACCATTGGCTACGATGTTCAATTATTTCTATTAAACGCCGCATCGATGGGTGTCCCTCAAGAGAGGGAGAGGGTTTTCTTTATTGCTCGCAGAGCTGATATAGCACTTCCCAAACTTGAGCTTTTATTTAATGAGAGGCCGCTCACGGTGAAAGAAGCTACTGGACTCGAGGGGCATACTTCGAACACAGCATGGCTTCGCCATGTTTTGGCCGGAAGAAGGCCTAAGTGGCATACTCATAAACGACCAGCACCAACTATAATGGGAACGGGCGGGGTATTTTTAATTGGCAAAGACAACAAACCGGAAAAGATCGGGCCACCACATATTAATCTTTTGGGTTCTTATCCTTTGGATTACAAGTTTCGAGGGGATCTAAGCTATATGATTGGCATGAGTGTCCCACCTTTAATGACCTACGGAGTAGCTAATCAAATTTACAAACAATGGTTTAAAAAATGAGCAAAAACGACAACAAGATTGAACTATGCAAAGTTAAAACTTACGCAAAGATTAGCGATCTAAAAGTTCATCCACACAACCCAAGAACAATCTCTGCTGACCGATTAGAGCAATTGAAAGCTTCAATACTAAAGAAGGGATTCTATGAACCTATTTTAGTTTGGAAGAAGGGCGGCGTGGTGTTGTCAGGAAACCATAGGCTTCAAGCTGCCCGTGAACTCGTTGAAGATGGTTACGAATTCCTTTCACATGACGGGCAGAAAGACGTGCTTCCCGTGGTCATTGAGGACATTGACTATAAGACTGCTGAAGCGATTCTATTTGAGGCGAACAATCATTATGCTGACTGGGTCGATGATAAGCTTAAAAAGGCGGTTCAGGAAGCTCAAGCGCATGGGTCTGACATAGCTGACTTTGGCTTCTCACAGAAGGAACTCGACAGGCTATTAAAGACTGCGTCAAAAGATGCTGACGAGGTTCTACGTATAACCAATGAAGACATTGATAGGGAGCTTGGCCCTAAGTTTTTGCAACCTGAGATCGTAGACCCTGTAAATGTTTCAGAGTTTGAATTGAAAGAGGAGGAGTTTGGATATTTAACCCTCCCTAAGAAGAACATAGATAAATTGAAAGGTTACCTCGTTATCATAGCTAAAGAGCTCGATCCAGATTGGGACAATGGTTCCCTTTCTGACGCAGCTGATGTATTGATAGGAGCGATTGAAAAATCCGGAATAATTGACGACATCAAGGGGAACAGCGATGGAGAAGAAGACGATTAAAGCGTCTGACTTTAAGGATCACAAAGTCAGAACTGCGCCAGTGGAAGAACTCGAAGATCGAATGGTGATGGAGGAAGATCAGCAGCGTGTTAAAGCGGTCGCTGTGACGTTCTTCATGACCGCTGACAATCTAGTGAAGATGCTCAATCAAATGCCAAAGAACTCTAAAATTCAACGCCTGAGCGTTGATCCTGTTCGCAACAGGCAACTCATTATCATTCAGAGCTTGGACTTCTCGGTCGTTCTAGAGGGCGAAGAAATACCAGTAATTAAGTTTGGAACTGACAAGGCCGGGAAGGTTACTTCTACGTTCAAAGAGTCAGCTGATTTTTTTGACACGCTCAAAGACCTCTAAACCAAGCAAGGCTCAAGAAGAGCTGAAACGGTTGAGATCTGAAAAGGGTTCAACCATGGGCTACATCGTGGGAGAAGAGCTACGTAGCGTGGCGTTGATCCTTCGCATCTCAGTTGCACACATTACACACTCAGCTGATGTTTTTAAATTGATTACCAACAGCTCAAAGTTTCTCGAATTGACTGAAGCAGAGATAGTGCAACTCCCTATTAGTGGACTTACGGAAAAGAAGCTCCTAGAAGCGCACAGGAAACATAAAGAAGTTCATTACAGTTTTATGAAAGAGATCGAGGATATATGAAAATAAACACATCAGGAAAGAACGAAGCTAGACATCAAAACGCACTAGCAGGACGTTCGTACCGACCGGGCAAGGTTAGAAATCCACCCAACTCAGGACTTCCAAAGACTAGAAAGAAAGTAGATTATTTCAACGAAGAGTCTCGCAAGCGTGAAGCTCGTGAAATTGAAATTCAAACCATGGTGAACATGATGCAGTATTGGGTAGATCCTACAATATACGCTGGGAACATTGACCGATCATGGGTCGAAGTGTTTTTGATGTTCATAAAAAATAACAAGCTTGAAGAGAAAGACCAGAAGTACATAGTCCAAGAGCTTTATGCTAAACAAGTCGCTTCACCATCGTTTAACGGCATAATCATAGACGAACTAAAGAGCAGCTCGGTCTCGGTCAAGCTTGCGAACTGGGCGAACGAGATGGTTGAATGCTGGGAAACATGGGTCGAAGAGAACCGACAGGCGACAGAATTCAATGAAATGTTAGGCGCATTATGAACCTATTTCAAATGGAAGAAGGCTTTCTGTATTTCTGTTCAGCATTCAATGAATCACGGGTGTTCAGGCTCCATAGGGGAATGCTTCAAATATTGAACGCTGAAGCCTTCGAGGATCATCCGGTCGCCGATCTTCGCTGGGTCTACGTAGAACTTCCTAATCAAAGAAACAAATGTCCATGCTGCCAAAGGTCAATGGAAGTGGTGCCTAACGGCTACATGTTTTTAAATCGATTCTACACGGGGCTTTATTGTAAGCCTTGCAACATAACAACAGCTGGTGAGGACGTTCCTAGACTAGCAATAGGGGCCTTAGAATGAGCATGATGAGACAGTTTCAAGAGTTAGCTAGAAAGAATCCAAACGACATGGAGTTAGGCTCCGTGATTCGTTCGGCAATCCAGAAGTTAGACGCAGATAAACGCTTTTGTAACTTTTGCCACGCAGAAACCTATACGAAAGAAGAAGATTGTGTCGATTGTGGCTTTTCTAAGCCGTATAAGGAAAAGCTACAGTGATATGTTTGCTTTAGATAAATACCATTCCAAAATCTATAAGGGCGACTTCGTCATGGTCGTATGGGCCGTTAAAAGCTCTACACGCTTCCTAGAGGTGCTTCCAAAGGGAACGACATGCGAGGTTGATGAGATAGTCCCAGAACGAAATGGCGAATTCTATATCAAAATAAAGAATCCCAAGGACGCATTCAATAACGACGTTCAAACGCCTAAAAGACCCATATATTCAGGCAGACGTTTCATGGTGACAGGGGAATGCAACATCCACGACATGATAAGGGATATATGATAGATCCAGACTCATATCTGAAGCGAAAGCGATCCGCAACACGGGGCGAAATAAAACAGCGTGAGGCTTTAAAAGAAAAGCTTAAAGACATAGAAATCATCATGACTGGAGAATCATTGAAAGGAATCAAACGAAAGCGAAACGAGCTGGCCCTACAGGCAGACAAAGCTCTAGAGGACGAAATCAAACGGATGGGATCGGAGTGGGTAGAGCCAAAGAAGCGAGTCATAAAGAGACAGGGAAAGAAAGCCGTCTACAAACCAATAGAAGGCGATCCATTCGGCATACTAAATGAACCACCAGTAGACATGAAAGAACTAATAAAGGATTTGTAATGCGTGAAGCTATAGAATCAGAACACAGAGAAGCAATAGTGAAGGACTATATGGAGAAGCATATGGAGAAGCATAAGTGCTCAATGGCAGCAGCGAAATTCCACTTCAGCAAAGACATAAAGAAAGAAGTAGACCGTAGAACGAACGAAGTAAACATGACACCGGAACAGGGAACAACCAACGGTAAACTAATCGACCTAAGCTTATTCGGCTCATTCACGGAACTAATAAAGGATTTGTGATGCGAAGCCATAGAATATTAGATGAAGTATCTAATATTAGTAAATGTTAGGAAGACATCTAATAAAAGACCTATGAACGGTATGGTTACACAACCCTTGTGTCGCCACTTTATGTAATCACCCCACAACACAAACGTATTCACACGTATAACCACTACTAGACAATGTAAGCAGTTCGTAAGACACTTGTAATACAATCTCCTAACCAAAATGGACACAGTCATCATGACCAGCAAACGTATAGCAAAGCCTAGAGTAGTAAGAGCACGTAAAGCAGAACATTTACACAGAATAGCAGAGGAGGCAGCTAAAATTGTTCCTCCGTCTGATACCGCTAGTAAGAATAAAAACTCTAGAGGTAACGCTAAAGCAATCCAACGTGCAAAGAAAACCTCTGAAAACCCATTAGAGGCTGAATTCGATATTAAAGATCTAGGTGGAGTTTCACGCATTGAACGTGAAGCTGAAATACTTCAATTGGACTGGGCGATTAGATTCCCACTAATGAAGCCCTACGAATACTTAACGATTGAAAAGAACTATTCAGTCAATCAGGCGAACGCCGTCTTACATGAAAGCGGCGGGACTTCAGACTGGGAAATGCGGCGGGTGGAAATCCAAAACAAAGTAACTGAAACCGTAGTCAAACGCCACGTCGACCAGATTGCAGACTTCAATGACACGTTTATAAAGGGCGCAAAAGTTGGTATGGCCAAATCCCTAGAGATGCTCTCAAAGTTCTCCATAGAGGCGGTCAGGGACGAAGACGGCAAGCTAATGATCGACCCCAAGACCAAGAAACCAATCTATAGGGGATTCCGTTCAATTGATCTGCTTAATACTCTGAACGCTCTGAAAATTGCTCAAGAGATATGGCGTAAAGGATTGGGGATCAATAACGACGAAGGTGGAATGGCGCAAGTATTAGAACAGGTGTCTCAACTCACAGAACTTCAGAAGCGTGAAATCACCGTCAACCAAACGAATATAAATCTAACCGTAAACCCTGTGCGTCAAGAAGCACAACAGAAGCTAGAGCAGTTCGTCGGGAAGCTTTCATACGACGACATCAGAACATTCATTGATTACCACAAAGACAAAAAGAAGAGACAACAGGTTATAGAGGCTGAAATTAAAGATGAAACGTAGAAGGGTGTATGGACATTAATAATAAGAAGATAGTTGCATGGTTTAGTGCTGGAGTGACTTCCACAATTGCTACGAAAATGACTTTGGAAAAGTATGGCAAGGACAATGTGGAGATAATTTTCTTTGAAACAGGAAGCCATCATGCTGACAACGCCAGATTTATAAAAGAATGCGAAGAGAAGCTTTTCTTTAAGAAAATAAGAACTGAGCAGGACAAACGCTTCACCAGTGTTGTGGACTTAATTAGAAAGCTGAAAGTTATTAATTTCGTCACAGGCGCAGAATGCACCCGCACCATGAAAAAGAGGATGCGCTTCAAGCTGGAAAAGAAAGAAAAATTTGATCACCAAGTCTTTGGCTTTGAGTATGAAAAGAAAGAAATTAATAGGGCACTAAGGTTTAGTGAGCAATATCCTGAAACTAATCCAATTTATCCGCTGATAGAAAACAAGCTGACGAAATTAGATTGCTTGAAAATGCTTAATGATTACGGCATCGCTATCCCCGCTATGTATCGACTTGGTTATAAAAACAATAACTGCGTAGGATGCGTTAAAGGTGGCATGGGCTACTGGAACAAGATACGTGTAGACTTCCCCTTAGTGTTTGATGAGATGGCAAAGGTTGAACGTGAGATTAATCGAACGTGCTTGCTTGAGACTATTAACGGCAAGAGGGTCAATCTATTTTTAGACACCCTAGATCCTACGAGGGGAAGAAATGAAACCCTTGATTTAGGTGATTGTGGTGTGTTATGCGAGGTAGAATTCTCGGACATTGAGCATCCAGACTTACAAAAAATAATTGAAACGTAGAAGGGTGCATGGATATTAATAAAATAACTGCAGCGTTGGACATGTTAACCAGCGCAATAGCCGAAGCTGGGCATGATGGCGATTGCGAGCTTTCCGTAAACAGGGAAGCCTTCCGTCACATTGAACACGAAATGATGAAAAGGACTTCTGGCATGAGCGGCTCTCTTGTCCCTACTGGGCTAGGCAGTGGAATGCGAACAATCGAATTCAGAACATACACTGCTCGAGTTCGTCTTTACGAACTTAGAGGGTCACCTAGTAGTCGCTACATGGACAAGCTTGAAGATCCCAGTCTCATCATCGAAGCACCAAAGTATGCCAAGAAGAAAAAGCCATATAACAAAGAATACGAAACGGCAGAGAAATTCCAACGGGAGATTGAAAGACTATGATCACCCCAGAGCAAATCGAAGCACGACATTCAGGACATGTTTTGAAGCGGTGGCAAACCCCACAGGGAAGACATGAGAAGATGCGAATAGTTCAGCCAGCTAAAATGCAAACGTGTAACGATTGCTTTGAGGGCATAGAAGGCAAAGCGGTTAAAACTGAAACAGGTGGCAGCATGACATTACATACCCAATGCCCAACGTGCGCAGCAAAGGAATTAAATGAGGATTAAACCATGGACTATTGTGGACACAATGGACTCTATTTTAAGCTTGATGACATTCATCCTGCTCGTTGTAACTTTTCCTATTTGGTTCATTCCGTTCGTTTCCTATAAAGGATTGAAAGATTCAATCGTGAACGAAAACCCAAAACCGACAACGCCGAGACCAACATCGAGAGGAGTTTAAAATGATGATTGAGCTGTACGCTTTAAAGCTTTTTATACTAGGTATCTTCATTACCGCTTATGTGATGAGGAAGAGAAAAAGCAAACCAAGAGCGTTTTACATAAGGGAAATATGAGCGAAGACATTAAAGATCTAGGTGGAGTTTCACGCATTGAACTAAGCAAAATCAATATTGATCTAGACCGGGCATTACGTGAAGCAGCTCATGATGGGACTGTTGCGCCTGACGGATTCCATGCGAAGAAATTAGAGAACATGCAACGCTTCGTCGGGGCATGGCCCAAAACATTCCCACCTATTGAACCGAACACACCGATCTATTGGTTAGTAGACATGCTAACGACCATGATCACCGAACACGAACTTGAACCGCTACAGCGTGGCGTTAAAGATTTAGTGGAAGACGTGGTCGCCAAGGAACTACATTCACCAGAAATAAAGAAACAGATGGATTACTACATAGAAACAACGGTTAGAAATAAGATCAAAGAATACTTCATCAAACATGACTTGGAAGCTAACACTATGGCGAATTCGTTCGTCGACGAACTAAAGGATTTATAAATGAGCACAATGGATGAAATGAATGGATTTCTAAAAGCCCAAGAAACAGCATCACACGGGTTTGAGGTTTTCCTAGAAAGAGAAAGAGCAGACGGGAAGCCTAAAGAGTTTATGGACATGCTAGAGAAGTCTGAAGTATTCAGGCAACTATTCGTCATGGGCTTCATGGCCGGTATGAGCTTCGCCGCTGAAGACATGTTTGAAACAGTTGAAAAGAACTTCCAATGATGACCGAGTGGGAAGCTAAAATTTACGTCATGCTTACGTTTGCATTCATGATCTTTATGTTAAAGCAGTTCGCTATATGAGCTTCACACGGACAGGCGTAATCCCATTGAACGCAGAGGAAGTCCCACCGGGGCTTAAATTCATTGGCGATGTCACGATCATGAACCATCTCAATATTGGCGACTATGGACGTATGACGGAAGAATGTCACCGAGTGGACGGTAAGACGTTTAACCCCGGAGATCTTATTGCTAGAGATAGCACAGGGGGCCTGATCAAGCTCGAGTCCGTCACCACAACGTCAGCAGATCTTTTAAGCACAATCACTTCGGTTGGTCGGCCAAACAATCCAGCACAAAGGGCACTAGAGGCCCTATTCACTAATAAGCTAACGTCAGACATTATTATGACCAATGAAGACTGGAAAGAGAAGGAAGAGCAATTCCTAGCTGACATGAACCAGCTAGGCTACGACCATAAGATTGAATACGTAGCGGGACAGCCATTCTCAAGAGTTCTAATACAACATCCGGCACAGGGTAAAGTTGCGCTCATTATCAACATTATAGAAAATTCTAAAAGCATAGACGAATGTGAAGCTGACGAGTTCACTGATGCATTAAAGGACTTATGAAAAAATGTGAATGCGGTTCAACACTAGAACGACAAGAAGGCGATGTTCGTTATCCTATGTCCCGATTGTCTGTATTACGAAACAGTTGAAGAGACCGAAAGAAATAAGCAACTCCAAAGGGATTGGGCAGAAGCACAGGAGGCTGAATATGAAGTGGTTTGTGAAAATAGTAATGAGTGATTGGAATCCATCGTGTCAATTAAAGTGGTTAGTCCATCAAACGTGGATCGTTAGAGGTTCTCTATGAAGTTCATGGGCGACATACTAATATCGGCAATGCTGGTCTTCCTAATTTTAGGCATAGGACTGTTTTTAGTTATAGGGGTGGGAACGAATGAATCAGACTAGGAAATGCACGTTTGAAGGCACAGGGATCAACATAGAAGTCCCGTCAGACGCAGACCAGATACTCGTCACCTTAGACGGTAAGCTTATCGATGTATTTAGCTACACGATCAAACTTAAAACCCCAGAATTGAAAGACATCATTATCGAAGGGCTTGAATACGGCACTCATACGGTTCTATTCTCCTACAACACTAATACGACCTATGAATTTCCTAAACTTTCCAGTTTTGAAACGGACGTAGACTTCGCTCAACTAATAACAGACCTGTAAATAACTTACCGCAGCTTTCCCGCCACATTCCACCCACATTCCGATTAGGCAGCATGAAGAAAACATGCTCAACATGAAAGGGCCAGAAATTACACTCCCAAACGTCACAACGAGGTTCCCAATGAGCAAGAGTATGACGAATCAGCAGCAAGACTTAGTGGATACGACATTCGCCATGGCACAGCTTTTCTCCGACATCAAATCAATGAAACGCATCTTCCTCATTATTGATCAAAAGACTTTGAAGATCTCAAAGACCGAAGAACTCTCCGATAAGCATTTCACCAACGCAATAGGTAATAAAACGATCATAGTGGATCTAAAATCCCAACAGGTGTTCGACTATGGAAAACGGGACTGGCAGGATATTAGCGAAGAACACAAAGCTGGCACTTCTAATAAGAAAAAGAGTGGAAGAGCTGGAAGCGGAAGTGGTGCGACAAAGAAAAAGAAACGCACACCCAGCACTAATAGAAAGGCTTGAAGAAGCACTAGCGGAGAACACACTGATGCTAATGAGACTTGAACATAGAAAGGTGACCTATCATTAATAAAGTAGTCGCCCAGATTCTAGTATGGCTTTCCATTGTTACGTTCGTGACGATCTTGGTGGTCATTTCTTTCGTCTATCGCTTTAATAGAATAGATAATAAACTAAAAGAAATCCGAGGTAAGAATGGAACATGATATTTACTTGATAGCCGCTGGGGCAATCGCAGCCGTCATTGGGACGGCAGTTATTAAAAGAAAGAAAAGTCTCGACGTAGAACCTGCACTGAAGAAAGATCAGCAGTTACGGGTAGTTGAGCGCAAAGACGAACCCGCAAAACAAAAAACAAGCCAACGTGCGAGCTACGGGAAACGTGAGTCAGCGGGTAAGCTGATGGACGATACGAAGCGCAAGAACCTACAGCCGGGGAACATTAAGACTATTGCCGAAGTAATCAATAAAACCATTCATGACGTTCAGAACTTCGAGCACAAGTTCTTCGGCACTGTTCTAATGGTCGAAGGAAGAATCTTAATTGATTCACTGCCAAAGAAGCTGCACTCATTTGAGGTGCTTGATGGCGTTTGCTACTGTGATGGACAGGTGGTCAAAATACACCCAGACGAAATATTAAGACTTGCGAGAAGTATTGAATGAGTGAAATGGACGGACGGCAAGATAAAGGCTTCCCTAAATGGGATGGCAACTTAAATAAGTTGTTTGAGACATTGCAGAATGTTGATGGCTCTTCAGTCGAAAATTACAACCACATCATATCAAAGCTATTCCAAAGCATAGTCTCTGGTAATTTTACATGGGTTAACGGTGTCCCATACATCGACGATCCACTCAGGGGAAAAAAGCTTTCACTCACACGAGCAACACAAAGCTTTGGTTATTACGGCCCTAATCAGGACAGCCGCTATCTAAGGCTCAGTGAGGTCACAACGTCAGGTAACGGCTATATGATGATGAGGGACGCTACTATCACTGGACTTGCAACACGCTCACGATCGCCAAGCGCATATCAATTAGAAATAAGAAAAAATGACAATCCTAACGCACTGTATTCTCTCAACGCTAACGCTGGTCAGGGAATTGCCGATACGCTCGATATTGATTTAGTTGCTGGAGATTTTGTTCAAATATATTTAAACGGATCATCTATTGATCACCCACTTGCATTTTTAGAGTTAGCTTGGCGAACCACTTAACCTTTAAGACCTTGGAGGTCACATGAGTTTTTTCAGAGTATCCAATCCGGTCGCCACGGCATTTGGCCTAGACGATCTCGGTATTGTAATCGCAGCGTCAGCTTCAAACATTGTTCTATCGAATCAGTTTTCAGTAAACGACCTATACCTAAGTGCAGACCTAGAAGCCGCCATTATCGCAGGAGACCTGACAGTTCAGATCGACTACGGCACTGGCTTTGCTTCAATCGCTTCAATCGACTATACGAACAGAGATGCACTAAGCTCATGGCTTAACGTGTATGAGATCAGCAATGAAAACAACAACGAAGACCTCGTTGACGGTTCAGAAGCTTCAGTTCTCCACAACCACGGATCGCTCTACTATACAAAAGCTCAAACGAATGCGATTACATTTGGAGCTTTGGTAGGACTAGACGGTTCAGGGTTCACAAGCCTTTCAAACCTAATTGACGATCTTCAAGAGTTCGCTAATGCGGTTGATGTAAAGTTTGGTTCATTCGATCTTGATAGTGCTTATACGAATGACGCAGACGGAATTCTAACCGTAAACGGTGCAGGGAAAGATCTAAACTTTAGATCAAACAACGTGAATGACATTATCATCTCACGCTGGAACGGCACAGACTCACAGAGAGCTTTAATCCTAGACGTACCGGGCGACGAATTGATTTTAGGTTCACCGCTTGTTGGTGCTTTAAATCAACTCGATGTAAGAGTTCTTACAAACCTAATCGTAGACGGGAACTTAACCATCACTGGTACTTTCACAGATACGACAGTGAACGAGCTGAACGTAACGAATGCCAACATCAGACTTCGTGACGGAGCAACAGGTATCGCAGCGTCAAACGCCTACATCGAAATTGAGCGTGGAACTTCAGGCGCAGACGCACGTTTACTATGGGATGAAACATCAGCAAGATGGATGGCGGGGATTGTCGGTAACATGGCAACAATCGCTCTTCTCGAGAAGAACGAAGTCGTAACCGGTGTCTACGAAATGCAAGGCCCAGGAGTAACTTCTCCTTCAATGTATCTAACAAACAAAGCAGCGGCACCTACGATCAACCTTGGAACATCTTTACAGATTCCAATGTCAATGATCAACAACACGCTCGCAGTATTCGACAAATCGAATTCAAGAAATAAATTCTTGTCAGTAAACAGAATGTACCTTGGATTCACTGGACGAGATAACGCTAACAACACGAACGAATATGCACGTTTTGGCGTATTCACATCGAATCAGTCATCAGCTCGTTTGATGAAAGATATGTGCTTAGTTGGAATGTCAGTTCAAACAAGTGGCGCAGAAACTTGGACAGCACGAGTTCGTAAGAATGGTGTCGTAACTAACTTAGCATCGCTTGTAGCTTCGGCAGTAGCAGGTGCTCAAGCGAACACGTACAACATCGACTTCAATGCTGGCGACAAGATTGATGTCTTCATTGACGGGGCATCAGTTGATCGTCCAGTAATTATGCTAGAGTTCGCTGAGAGGTTCTAATGAGTTTATTTGTTTCTACAACGGGAACAGACGTGGAGGTGCCAGAGCTTGGCATCTCCATTATTCATCCAACGACGGATCAAGATCTTCTTGATCAGTTTAGTTCAGATGAAATATCTAAAGCTTTTAGTTTAACCGCTGCCATTGTTAGCGGTGCTTTAGTCTGGAGAAAGATAGCGGCAGGAGTCATTCAAACGCCTTCTAGCTACGATTCAGATTGGGCAGAGGTGGCAGAATTAAACACGGGCACAGGCTCGAGCGCAGACAGGGTCGTGACGTTTAAAAACCTTATTACGACCAAGGCAGGAAGAATTGCAGCTGGAGGATTCACAGGTAATCCACGAAAGGCAACAGTGACATTCGCAACAGCTTTCCCAAACACTAACTATACAATCACAGTTCTAGGTGCTGACGGCAGATCATTCATTTATGAATCAAAGCTTGCAGCATCTTTTGTAATTAATACACAAGCGAACGCAGCACTTTCTGGTGAAGTTCACTGGCAAGCACAAGCTGATGGGGAATCGGTATAATGGGTCACTTAATTGATAATATAACAGTAGAAGGAAACGGAAGTCTTGCGGGGCTTATCCTCCCTTCTACTCCTGTAGCGACCACAGCGGCAGGGACTTTAACACTTACCGCTACGAGTGGTTCCGTCGTTTTCCTAACAGGCACAGCGGCTGGCTATTCAGTGGTTCTTCCAAACGCTACGACTTTGGCCCAAGGGCGGCAGTATGAAATATACAATACTAGCTCCGCTCCAGTAGATATTAAGACGAACGGTGGTGCGACCCTGTTCACACTAGCGCAGTTCTCAACAGGGTATCTTTATCTTTTAAGCAATGGAACAGCAGTAGGGATATGGTCAGCATGGCAAATTTTCGCAAACCCAAGTGTTGCTACAGGTATTTTAAACTACAGGTCAACAAGTTCAGTTTCATTCACGACAGCAAGTGCGACAGACGTTATCATTACAGGTTTCACTCTCACGCCACAAGCTGGGACTTACGCTGTTTGGTATAACGCTTCAAGTGCAATAGCAACAAACAACACGAAACTGAGATCTTCGATATACAAAGGTGGGACGCTAATAGCAGATTCAACTCGACTAACACAGGCTTCAGGCGGTACATGGTCTGGTATGGCATCCACAATGACGACATCACAGTTCAACGGCTCACAGACTTGCGACATAAGGGTGAGATCATCATCAGGTAATATTTCAGTTCTTGATAGAACATTAATCATGATCAGATTGGGGAATTAATATGGCACTAACCAAAACGTACACTAAAACTCCATGCGCTTTAGATCGTATTATTTTCGACATACAAAGAAACGTGAACATCACGCTCGCTTTAAACTTTTCGACCACAAGTCTTTTTGGGGATCAGCTTACGGTTGGATTTCTAGCTGACCAGCCTGATTGGTCACACGTCGATTCAGTAGTCTCAGCTCATACGGGAATAGCACTTCCAAGCAATCTTACACAGGCCGTGTCAATAGCGTCGCTTCCAGAATCCGAGCCATTTGCAAGACCAGCATATAGAACTAAAAGAAATGCAACGGCAGCACTGGTTACGGTCACAGTGAATACCTCAAACACAATCGACTTCCTTATGACGGCAGAACGCTTCGTCACGGGTGGTGCATTGATCGTTAAGAACGCCGAGCTTGGCGACTACATCACGGCTTCAGTGTTTGACGGCTACAATGGTGGGGTCATTCCTGAAGCATATAGAGCGGCCCTATGCGAAGCGTGGCCAGTGGTTGGGCTTTACATTGAGAAGGAATGGATTAAGAAAGAAGACGGGGTTTATTCATCTCACGAGATTAATGCATACCCACTCAACGCAAAGATCTCGGCAGGTCTTTTACTTCGTGTGACCTATTTCGCAACAGCGGAAGGCTTAGATAGGGTTGTCGCACTAAACTACAACTTAACAAAGAAGCTATAGCATGAAAGGTTTTCTTCAGAGATCGTTGCTTAAGATTGTTGGGATTTGTTCAAAAGCAATGTCCCAGATTCACGCTCCGTTCACTCGTAAGAAAATATCAGCAAAACATTATCATGCAATTAATAAATGTCAGCTAAAGTAGAATTAGATTATGTTAAGCTAGATGCTCTCTTGCAATTTAAGGCAACAAAAAGATTTTGTGCTGAATATATTGGTGTCTCAGAAGATGCTATCGACAGGCGATTGAGAGAAGAGCATAACATGACATTCACTGAATATCATGCAATGAGATTAGAACGTACTGCGGTAAAACTACAACAAAAGGCTATCGAAATGGCGTTGGCTGGCAATACGGTTATGATGATATTTTCATTAAAGAATCTTGCTGGTTGGTCTGACAAGCTAGAGACAAGAGTGGATTCAACTCTGATTCAAATAAATATCGACAATGATGATAATGAGCTTTAATGATTAATTTACTACATGGTGATTGCTTAGAGCTTATGAAATCTATTCCCGATAAATCAATTGATATGATTTTAACCGATCCACCTTATGGAACTACAGCTTGTAAATGGGATGTAGTAATTCCATTTGAACCAATGTGGATTGAGTTAAAAAGAGTGATTAAAGATAATGGTGCTATCTGTTTATTTGGGAGTGAACCTTTTAGTAGTCACCTTAGATTAAGTAATTTAAAGATGTTTAAGTATGACTTAGTTTGGGACAAAATGAGATCGGGAGCAATAGGTGTTGCGAAGTATCGGCCAATGCCAAGCTTTGAAAACATTATGGTGTTCGGAAAGAGTAAGACTACTTACAATCCTCAAATGAGAATAGGGAAGGCGTATATTGACAAGAGGGGTGATGATACTGTCATCGAGAATCTATATGAAAATGCGCATAAGTATGGATTCAATAGTAAAAAAAGCCAGCACAATGAAGGTGTCAGATACCCATTAAGTATATTACCTTTCGTTAAGTTTAATACTAAAGGTAATCACCCCACTCAAAAACCCGTTCCATTATTAGAATACCTTATCAAAACATATACATTAGAAAATGAAACAGTATTAGATTTCACAATGGGAAGTGGTTCAACAGGCGTTGCCTGTATTAATTTAAATAGAAACTTTATTGGAATTGAAAAAGATGACAAATACTTTGAAATTGGATCAAAAAGAATTAAGGATTGCCTAGATTCAAAGACAGAGATAGCCAGAGAGCGAATAGGTGTTTAAGAAGACAGCGGCCCAGGTTAAAGCGACTATCATTCTAGGATCAAGGGCCATTCACATAATGCTATTTGGTGGATCTCGCTCGGGAAAAACCTTTAAGATATGCAGGGCAATCATCGTACGTGCTTCAAAAACTCAATCAAGACATGCTATTTTAAGACTTAACTTTAATCATTGCAAGACATCGATCTGGATGGACACTCTCCCTAAGGTGACTTTGAGCTTATGCAATCAGACATTGAAAAGTTCTATTGCAGCGAGTTAGTGTATTTCGCCTACGACAAAGCAGTTCAACACTCTCCATTCAAACTACGAACCACACTCGGCAGAGAAACAGTTACTCCACAAGACTTCTATAATGCTAAAAAGAAATTCAAACAAATTTGGCATAGTGATGAAATGTCTGCTTAAATTAAAGAAACGTAGTTCTTTCAGGGCTATGTATTAGGGGTCTTGCAGGTTCTACGTCTTAGGGGTGCAGATGCTTATGAGTCTTCATCCCTAAATTATTAGATTGGAATTATTATAATGATTGAAGAGATTGAAGACCTTGATGGCATAGAATTTTTAGGTGAGATGGTCGACGACGATATGCTCATGAAGTACGACCTCGCCCACTTCGCAGAAACCATGTTGAACATGGAAATTTCACAACATCATATTATTTGGGCAAAGATGGTAGCGGAGAATCCGAAGCTAGGAATCAACGCCCCACGAGATCACGGTAAATCATTCCTATTCTCATTCGCCTATGTAATCTGGAGAGTCTATTACAATTGGCTCCCCACACAGCTTATGAGTCTGGAAAACTTCAAGTCAGTCCCGAGAATCTCTATTGGATATATCTTTTCAAACACCGTCGATCAGGCCGTCTTACTTCTCGACCTCGTGAAGCAGGAGGTGGAATCTAACCCAAGACTTCAGCATCTAGTACCTGCACGTAAAGATGTTTGGTCTAAAACAGCGGTTAAGTTTTCAAACGGTTCTCAAGTTCGAGCAAGAGGTTGGAATCAATCTGTGCGAGGAGCCCACCCAGTCTGGATTGTTTGTGACGATGTTTTAAAAGATGAGATTATCTATTCAGAGGTTCAAAGAAAGAAGTACAACGACTATTTCTTTTCAGCAGTGACACCCATGCTAGTACCATGCGGTCAGCTCATCGTTGTCGGGACACCTATGCATCAAGATGATTTGTATGCACAAATCCAAAAGACGGACATCTACGAGTTTAAGAAGTTCAAGGCAATGGAGAACGGAATCGCATTATGGCCTACACGCTATAACCGTCAGATGCTTGAAGCTAGGAAGCGTGAGGTTGGATCCACACGTTTCGCCCGTGAGTATATGTGTGAGCCAATCACGGATGACACATCGCTATTCACGGAAAGAATTATAAGTCAGTGCTGTGATAATTTATATGAAATGCCTATTGAGCTTGATGCTGACGATAGGAAAGAACTCAGAATATTTACCGGCGTGGATTTAGCTATCTCGTCAACAGTGGGAGCGGATTATACCGTCATTCTAACGATAGGGGTTGATTCAAGGCAGCAAAGATATATTTTAGATATCGTACGAAAGAAGGGACTTCAGATGACCGAGCAGCTGATGCTCATTCAAGATGTTTACAAAAGATTCAGACCGCAGAAAATAAAGATCGAGTCTAACGGCTTCCAAAGAGTATTCACGGATCAGCTTACACGAAACACTGACATGCCTGTGGAAGCGCACATCACCACACGTATTAATAAGAACTCCCTAGCTGAAGGCGTTCCTTCACTTCAGATTCAATTCGAGAATAGGAAGTTTATCATTCCAAGAAAGACGGCACGATGCAGAGAGAAGACCCAGCCTATCATCGACGAGCTTAAAGCCTTCACGTTCACAGATGGAAAGCTACAAGGTCTCGGAACTCACGACGACTGTGTAATGGCCCTCTGGATAGCTAACTCATGCGTAGGCGAATCAGAATTCTCATTCTCTATGGTAGGCGAGTGACGAAGCTTCAGGTTGAGTTGATGAACTTTCTAACCCTAAATTTAAGCAAGCCACTGAGGGATAAAATATTATCATCAGAGGCAAAAGAAATTGTGAAAGCAGTTGAGCTATTCATTGTGGCCAACGAATTTAAAAGAACAGAGAAGCAAGAAGACGTTCTGCATCACAACTTCATGAAAGAGATCGAAAAGATTTAATTTGCCAAAATTCAGATGACAATCCAGACTAGAGTTATAACTAAGCTTGTGGGTGAAAATGATTGGACGATGTATCTGGTTCGATATCAAAAAAGGTTTTGGGTTTATTCGTGGTGAAGATCGAATAGACTACTTTGCCCACTACTCAAAAATCCAAGCTAAAGACGGTGAATTCAGAACTCTCGAAGAGAATGAGCAAGTTTCATTTGAGCCATTTATGACATTACGACCTGACGGGACAGACAAACCGCAGGCAAAAAATATAACTAGCTTGGAGAGTAAAGATGAGATTGTCAGAGAAGAGTTTCGCAGCTCTATCTGAGGATAGGCCTTTACTTCCATTCAATTGAGTAATGATAAAATAACCCGTTGGGTCAAGATCGTAGTTATGAGACTATTGAGGGAAAAGAATCTCTTCCATCTCGATGTGTCCATGCTCGTCTCGGCCGGACTATTCGGCTATTCACAAGCACTCCAAAGATTTGAACCTTCCCGTAAAGTAAAACTAAAGACATTCGCAGAGTATAGAATTCGTGGCGCAGTCTTGGATGAGGTTAGGAAGATGATTGGAGATGAGCGAGTAAAAAATAAACGTCCGTACCTGGTTAGCACCCATGACTTTGAATTTCTCCTTTCAGACGATGGTGAACAGGAAGAACAATTAGGGGTTGAGCTTTTCTTAGAATCACTTCCTTTGGAAACGAGAGACCTGCATATTCTAAAACTTAAATATATGGGTTACAATCTTAGAGAGATTGCTCAGATCATTGGTGTCTCTAATTCACGAGCTTCCCAGTTAATGGCAAGAGTGAAAAAGATAGTTTATGATCACCATGAAGGAACTTTAAAGTTCAAGCTGAAGAAATTTATATGTCCAGCTTGCGGCTCAGAGAACCACTATTCCGATGAAGTTGATAATTTTAGATGTGATGTTTGCGACACCGTTGTAGGGATAATAGATGGGTTTCCGATAATTGTTGCAGATTCAATGGGAGAGTTTGATGCCAATGTTTTGTGATATAACCGAAATTGCAGATACGCTTGATGACATGATCGAAAAAGGTCTAGCTATCAAGACAAACCAACAGGAAGACCTTCGTAAAGGTTTGACCTTCGATCCGTTCAATCCTTCAACCATGCACGAGCAGTCAACCATCTATAACCCTTACAAGTGGGTCGATGATGGTTACATGCCTTACACGGTGGATCATTGGAGAGCTTTAGGAAAATGCCCAGACAAGGAGAGCTATGCTGAAGTGGTGAAGCTCTACGACATGATCAACTTCAGGGTGTCGGCGTTCAAGTCATTCTCTAAGACATTAGACACTGACCTGATCAAAGCTGGCGTTGTTCCCATTGGAACAGTTCACACCTATTCAAACGGTGTTAAATATAAAAAGATGCAGGAAGGTAAATGGGCACCGGTCAAAGACCTAAGCAAGCCCATGACTGGCCACGACGATATCGAGTCTCATGCTTCAGGCGTGAACAAGATCCAAGATCAAATCAAGTCACGAACTAAAGACGATGCGCTCAGTGGCACTATTAAAGAAGAAGCTAAAAGAGAAGCACAGAAGCAAGTCCAAGAAGCCCTCAAGCAGGTGTTTGGTGGCGAGATGCCGGATGCCCTCAAAAAATACTTTGGAAAGGTCACCCAAGAGAACGACATGAAGGATCAAGAGAACGGAAAAGATGCTCCGACTAAATTGAAGGAAGCAGAAGAAGGACTCAAGCCTAAGAAGCACCACGTAGCGGTAGACTTCACGCATAACGGCAAAGCCTACAAGCATGAATTCCCGGCCGTCCATGGACATAGCAAAGAAGACGTTCAGGGTCGTGTAGTCGATATGATCAAAAAGAAACTTCCGGGTGCAGTCATTGGAAAAATTGCTGCCACATCGAAAGACGATGAAAAAGTTAAAGGACTAAGTCCTAAACAAGTTTGGAAAGATAAAAAGAAAGATTAAAATTTAAGGAGACTATATGAACCAGCTCGAGAAGTTAGGCATCAAGATCGGCACTCAAAAAACCATCGTAGACAACAGGATCCAAAAGTCTGAAGAGAACTATGACGTGTCACTTCAGGTTGTCCGTAAGGGTAACGGGATGTCACCTAGAGACATGCTGGACAGACAGCTTTCTAAGGGAAGCAGCCTAGTCTACAAAGAGCCTAAACTAGTTCGCATGAGCAACCACGCAGACGATCAGTTAGACGCTGACGATAGCTGGCAGAAGAAACGCCTTGAACAGCAAAACAAAGCTGACGCAGAGTTTGAATACGAGAAAGACTTTAATTATGCCCGTGGATCACACGGCGAAGAGTTTCATTCAGACGCTTCACTTCCAGACTATGCCATTCATGAAGTGGACAGGGAGTTCGGTGCCGAGTCACGCCCAGCCAAATCTAAAGCACGTCGTGATGATTACGTAGGAGATGACCAAGGTGAAAAGCAGTACACCTATAAATCTGAAAACAATCTATTCCTTAAAGCCATTGATGCTTTAGATGATCTAGTCAAAGCGATTGACCCTTCTGAGAAGATGGCGAAGGACGCAGTTAATATTAAGAAAGAAAAGATGTCTAAGAAGCAGATGAACCTTGTTGCCAACATGCACGAGAATTCACCAGCGTTCACAGAGAAAAAGAAATCTTATTCAGACGTTGAAAAGGCTAATCCACTATTCCCCATCAAGCCTTCTAAGACGGTTAAAAAAGAGCCAAAAGATCCTGAAGAAAAGAATATAGAAAGAGAAGAAAGAGGCGAAGCTGAAAAGAGCTGCATGACCAAGTCAGACATTGACGAGCTTTATGATCTAATCAAAGGCGGTTCAGTTCAGGAGATTGCCAAGGAAGAGGCGGCAGTTCGAGCTGCCCCAATCGCCAAGTCAGGAAAGTCTGAATATCTTAGACGTTCTCATATTCGTTCAGCCGGACAAGGTGGGCTCGTCTTCGACTTCGGCCCACTAACAGGGAATCCTATCGCCGACAATGCTACGGCCCTATTGAACGCCCATGGCGACCAAGTACAGATGAACAATGCCAAGTATCAGTCTTCTGAATATAACAAGGCAATTGACTCATACGTAGAGAAAGGTGACGCAGCTTTTAGTTCTACTAATTCTCCATTCAGCAATCTGAGCGGAGCTGCAGACCTAGATAAACCAATGGATCAGCAAGTGGCTGAAGCATTCGCCAAGGGTCTCTTAGATAATGACAAATCAACTCCGGCGGTTAAGAATCATCATAACGAAAAACAAATGACCGTTGGTGGCGAAATCGTCAAAGCGACTTCTGAAACAGATGCCGCCTTAATCGAAATGATGAAGGCTCAAGGCATGGACTTGTCTGACATGGCAGGGCATGGAGCGGTTGATGCGACAGGTGGTGGAGCTACTAAGGTGATTGCAGGATTGGATTAATACTATGGGTTTTGTAAATGAGTTCCTATCTAAGTCGATAGAGTTCTATAAGGAAGAGATTGGCCCATTAAGGTACGATCTTGTTAAGGCTGGGATTCTAGCACCGGACAAATCGGCGTATGAACCTAAGTCCTCCCTCGTAGACCCTTTTTCTTATGGCCAAGTAAACCAAGGCTACAAAGAGAAATACGGAATCATCGACTATCAGAAATGTAGACAGATCACATACGCAGACCCAATAGTCGCTTCCATTGTCCAGACACGCTTGAACCAGCTTGCAGCTTTTTCAAAGCCACAGTCAGACAAGTACAAAGTTGGATACAAGATATCCCTACGTGACAAGGAGAAGACTCCCACGGATGCTGAGAAGAAAAGATGTAAAGAACTCGAGCAGTTCATTTATAACTGCGGCGTTCCAGAAAACTTCGAGGACACTCCAGACCTAAGACGTAGAGATAGCTTTGAAACTTTCATGCGTAAGATTGGCCGTGACTCTTTGACGTTTGATCAGATCAACTTCGAGGTCATTCCAAGAAACGACGGGAAGCCGTACCAGTTTCAAGCTGTAGACGGTTCAACCATTCGTGTGATCCCAGACAAGAAGGAACACGCAGAACGATCGTCAGGAAACTATAACGAAAAAAACAACAGGGTCTTCTCCAATGACTTCGGCACGGCCAAGATCTTTAAAGAATTTGAGCCTAAGAATCCAAAGTTCGCACAAGTAATCAACGGCATCATTCGTCATACATACGACGAGTGGGAGATGGCGTTTGGTGTAAGAAATCCTAGAACAGATATTTTAAGCGCAGGTTACGGCTATTCAGAAATTGAGATGCTTGTCACAACAATCACCTCTCACATGAATGCTGAAACATATAACAGAAAATTCTTCTCGCAGGGATCTACCATTAAGGGTGTTATGACCTTTGAAGGGAACGTCCCGCCAGATCAATTGGAAGCTTTCCGTAGACAGTGGTATCAGCAAGTGACGGGAGTGAACAACTCTTGGAGAACGCCGATCATGGCACTTGGGAAAGACTCTAAGCTTAACTGGACTTCACTCCATTCTACTAACAGAGAAATGGAATTTGGTAAGTGGCTTGAGTATTGTATCAAGACTATTTGCGGTGTGTTTCAAATTGACCCTATTGAAATTGGTTTCGATATTTCAAAGCAAGGCTCTGGAGCTTCAGGTGGCTCTGGCGGTCTAGGGAACGGGAACCAAGCTGAACGAATGAACTTTTCAAAAGACAAAGGGCTTCTGCCTTTGCTTACGTTTATCGCTTCGCTACTCAATGACTACATCGTTTTTAGACTCGATCCAAACTTCGTCCTAGAGTTTGTCGGCCTGAATGGATCAACAGAGAAAGACGACCTCGACAGGGCAGTTCAACAAGTAAAATCATATAAAACAATTAATGAGATAAGAGCCGAACATGACCTTGAGCCTTTGCCGTCGTTTGAAGAAATTAAAAATCCGGGCGACGTTGTCCTTGATCCTTCTCTTCTTAACTTTATCACCAGTCAGATCGCAGCAGCACAAGCTCCTGAAGGTGGAGAACTCGGGCCAGACGGACAACCCCTTGATCCGCAAGCCGAAGATTCGCCACCAGATATGCAAGAGCCTCAAGACGAAGGCGAACAGGAAGAAGAGCCTGACTACGAATCAATGTCTACTGAAGAGCTGCAAGCTGAGTTAGATAAGCTTCAAACACCACAAGCTGGCGGTGGAAAACCTCCTGCTAAAGGCAAACAGCCACAGCAGAAGCAACCACAGCCAACTAGAAAGAGCATGAAGGAATTTAAGAAATCACTGGAGCTAGAACTTTGAAAGTTAGAATAGAAGCGACTCAAAAAGAATTCGACGCTAAGAGGAAAGCCCTTGGGGAACTTCTTAGCAAGTCGTCTTCTGAAGTGAAGTTCACAACTCCACGAAGAGGACGCTTCAAGGCCCAGCAAGAAATGCTTAAATATTATGATGATGAATTCAAGAAGTTACTCGTCGCAATAAAGGCAGACATAGATGAAATCATTAAACAAAACTAGGTTCTATGTAGAACCTGATGTGATAAAAGCTGACGTTGCTTCAGTCGCCGTTGTGCATGACGATAAAATTCTAATGATGCAAAGACGGGACAACTCTCGGTGGACATTGCCCGGTGGGCATCTTGATGACGGAGAAGATCCTTCTGAAGGTGCCAAGCGTGAACTAAAAGAAGAAGCAGGGATCATAGCTAACAAAGTTAGAAGCCTTGGCTCAGAAAAATTAACATCGTTCACTGGTAAGAAGATGACCATTCATGCGTTCATCTATGAGCCAAAACAAAAACCAACATTCAATTCTAAAAACGATCCAGACAAAGAAGCTGGTGTTCACAAGTGGGTTAGTATCAAAGATTTTCCACAAGACATAAAAGACAATCTTCATTCTCCTAGAAATACAGTCCTTAGAAAAATAGGTATTCTCAAAAGTCTTATGGACTCTGGAATTGACCTGCTAATGAAGGGTGTGAAGGGAGCGTCAGCAGCGAATCATAAATACATTCGCAAGTATAAGCGTGGGTCTAAGTGGGTCTATGTTTACGTTGAGCCTAACGGGAAATCAAGAACGCTCCCAGATGAATGGATCAAAGCTGTTGAAAAGTTAGCAGCAGATGGCAGCGAAGTTGCTATGAAAATGCTTGAAGATGTCGTGGAATACGCTCCCGGTAAAATAGAAGAACTTAGGAAGCTTCACTCTCTTGGAAGTGAGCTGGCATCGAGACACTTGAAAGAAATGGGAATCGATCCAGCTATTGAAGAAGTTGTTGAATCAATGAAGCCAGCCGACTCAGTACGTGCAAACTTAAGCGCAGAAGATAAGACTAAGGTTTTTAGTTCTATGGATTCTGCACTCAGTACGAATCTTTTTGACCGTTTAAATTCTCACAGAACAGGCCCTATTGGTTTAGCTCTTACTGCGCTTGTAGGTTCAGATTGGAATATTGCTCGTCGTAAAATAATGGATGCGGTAAACAAGAAGAAAACGACAGAAGAAATGCTTCAAGAGTTTCATAGACAGTTAAACGTGATCGACAGTCTTCCGGCCTCTGCCCGTCATGAGGTGACCTCGGCTGGAGGCGCAGGTAACTTTACCTACAATAAAGCAATTGAGCTCATGACGACCAAAGGAATTCTTCCTGAAGGGTATGGCACTGTTCACAAGAGGACTCCTGGATCTCCTGAACACGAAGTTCAAGGTGTCGATGACATTAGAGAAAGAGTCAAACGTGCTAAAGCAGAAAGAGCTAAAGCGGAAAGAGTTGAAGCAGAAAGAGAACAGAGAGAGCTTGGAGAATATATTCCTAAAGCAGAAGCAGTGCTTTCTTATTACGGAAAAACTGTCAACGATGCTGCAAAGATCACTATAGCTAAAAACATAAGAAAGTTTTTTGGTGCTAATTTTGACATGGTAAAATTTGATAAATTTTTAAACCCTGACAGTAGAAACTCTACAGTGATCAAAATAAGTGACGGATTCCTAAGTGGACTAGAAGGGAACTCAGGAAGGGAAAGAGAAATTTCTTTTTCATTTGACATAAAAGATAGCAGAACAGGTGCTCAAGTAACGGGTGCTTCTAGAAGGATTATAAAGAACTCTGACAATTCTATCCATTTCCATAATGACCACTTCCGCAGACCCGGAAATGATAAGCTTGAAAAGTATGAAGGCATGTCTAAAGGTATGTATGCCGGTGTTGAAAATTTCATGAAAGAAGTAACAAAAGACTATCCAGAAGCTGCTAAGAATAACTCGACAATAGAAATGGGTGCGGCAAATCACGGATTTGGAGATTCATTTAAAGGGTCTCTATTGTGGGCAAAGCATTACTTTGATTTTAAAAACAGCAGTGATCTTTCAAAGTGGAAGTCTACATTTACAGCGGCAATAGATCAGGCAAAAATAGATATACCATCTATGGCCTCAGACCTTGAGGCTGTGAAGAAGAAAATATCCTCATTTAAGCATCCATATCAGTTTGTCAATCTAGGTATAAAGGTGAACAGGGTTCAAGCTGGCAAACTGGCGAAATACAGAGGGTCAGCAGTTGTCGCAGGAGTAACCCATAGCAACGGTCTTGATTTTGATTTTAACAGAATATTTAATGCCAAGGAAGCTGTCCGTAATGGAATAGCTGGTGATGGGAAAATCGACATTGGAGAAGTCCTTCTGATAAAGGGTCAGGATAGTTTTTATGGTATAAATTATTTCAACAAAAAGACTCCTCCTCCTAGCGTCTTGAATGATTTTAGAACAGCCTATTACAATAGAGAAGGCGGGGCGACTGCAGGTGCAGCTCCCGCTAGTGCAGCTCCCGCCGGACGCTTTACTTCTCCAAGAGTAAAAGAGACTGTAGAAAGAACTTGGAAACCGAAAGGAAAGTCTATCGTTATGAACGCAGATAGGCTTAGGCAGATAGGCTCTTGGAGCAAAGAAGAGATCCATGAGTTTTACCAAAAAGCTCCGCTCACAAGAGATGCTAAGGAAAGAGTTAAGCAGATAATGAACAGTATTGGAGGATGATGTGGACATAGAAGAGTATATGATGGTCGATTCTATTGAGGGAGACTTTGAGCACCTCGTAGAGGCTGAATATGAAAAAGAAATGTTCCACAGGCTAGTCGAAGATTTGCTTGGTTCTGACTATTACCAGCTTGGAATGCAAATTTGCGAAGACAATCCAGCGTTGAAAGTTAAATTTGAATCATATTTTAGAGGCCCATAATAGTGCTGACTAAAAAAGAGTTGAAAGAAATTGAAGAAGTAATCAAGAACCGCTTTATAGCTTTTCGATATGAGCATCTAGCAGATCGAAGCTTGACCCCTGCAGATCTTGAACAGCTTAAACGAGCAGGAATCCTACGGGAGTCTGTTCGTAATTTCTCAGGCGATGCATTCGCTCTCGGCAAGATAGTCGGTGCCGTTGGTGAAAAAGAATCACTCTCGATGGGCTTTGATGAGCTCCAAAAGATGGTTCTAAAAATGCCACGAACCACAGTTGAAAAGAAAGCTATAGAATTCGCTAACGACCATGCTGGGGAATACATCCAAGGCATAGGCGACCTGATAATTAAAGATGTCAGGACAGGCTCTGTTAGAGCGACAGGGGAAGCCTTACGTTCCGTTCAGGATGGAGTGAAGAACGCCATCAAGGATCGTAAAACTATTTCAGAACTTAGAACAGATTTGTTTCACCGCATTGATGACCGTTTCAAGGACTGGCAAAGAGTCGCTCACACAGAGATGGCCAGCTCAATTCAAAACGGGATATACAACGACATAAGAGAAAATTCAAAACACGGATCAGACCAGTTGGTATTTAAAAGACCTTCTCCTGATGCGTGTAGTCACTGTAAAAGAATGTATCTTGAATCTGACGGGATCACTCCTCTCATATTTAAGATGAGCGAACTTTCAGCTTCCAACATTGGAAAAAAAGCAGCTGATTGGGAGCCAACTATAGGGCCTGTTCACCCGTGGTGCCAGTGTCAGCTTCAAATGGTTCCAGATGGTTTCGAGTTCAAGACGAGCAAAGATGGTAATGCAGAGCTTGTCTATACGGGCAGATCGGCTACAATTTCATTAAAGAAGAGTTTTAACAATGACATGCTTTCCGATGAAGAGTCTGAATGCGTATGTAAGTATGAATGAAAAAAGGCAGAGTATGGAAAAGTTTGTAATTAGTAATGATCTGATTAAATCCTCTAGATATCATAAATACATTAAGCGAACGGGCAGCCCCGGTCACTACAAATATTGGTACAAAGACGCATCAGGCAGACTGGTTTCTCACGAAGACGATGCCCATGATGGCGCAAAACACGAGCACGTAAAAAGACTCTTTGTTGGAAAGAAGGCTGGTCATCATTCTATGACGAATGCTGAAATATCAGCACTAACCGGTGTCAACGCTAAGAAGGTCAGAGACATTGGAACAGCGGTCAGACCAGGGCCAACACCTGCATCTCAAACTTATCACGAACATGAATTGCATGAAGCAAAACATAGCGATGTGGGGTCTGATGAATACACTCGAAAAATTGAAAGTATTAAGAACGAAATTGAATCAAGAGGAACAGCAGGCTCAAGACCCGCAGCAGCAAGAGCGAGTAGATCAAGAGCAACACCGGCAGCAGCTCCAGCTCGACCAGCTACAACAACTCCTTCAAGAGCGAGTGCTCCAGCAGCCGCCGCAACTCCAGCAGCACCCACGGAGACTCCTGCCGCCAAAAAAGAAAGAGAAAAAAAAGAAGCAATAGAAGCAGGATTAGCAAGACTAAAAGCAGTGTATGGCACTGATCTAGTGGCCATGTATGGGAAACCAGCAGCCGCTCCAGCCGCTCCAGCCGCTCCAGCCGCTCCAGCTCCCGCTGGGCTTGGACCAAATATGGCATCACTGTTCGGGACAGACGCTGGCGAAGCTACTAGCTCAAGTCGAAATATTGCCAAAGTTCAACAAATTGAGCAAGCAAGGGCTGCATTGACGAATTTGTCTTTAAGAGACGAAGCAAGAAAAGACGCTGTTGAAGAACATTCTGATGGATCTATTTCTAGGTCGTACAGGGTCTATCATTATTTCACTGCTAGAGATGGCGAGGAAGACGATGATCAGCCAAACTTCACAGGAGGGGTAGAAGCCCTTGCAGAAGTTAAAAGCAAACTTCCCGCTTCAATATTAGAAAAATTCAATGTTACGGTAGAAGACAATAGCGAAAAGTCTTGGATGGATGTTGTATTACGGCCTAAAGCACCGACTGCTGCAAGACCGGCAGCTCCCACTGCCACAGCCGCACAAACCCAAGCCCGTGAAGCAACCGCTGCCGCTAGGGCAGAACTAGCTTCTCCTGAAACGGCGGAACTACATGTTGGCGATCCAGAGCTTGCAAGGCTTGATGCATCCATTAATAAGATGGTTGAAGATCAGACTGCTGGGAAAAATCCATACGTTATAAGAGCGAAAGAGTTCTATGAAAAAGTGAAGAATGACATAACAAATACTCAGGTCTCTCCAGAAAGAAGCACTACTGTTAAAAACTTTCTTGCTGCGATTGCTCAGGCAGGTCATGGTGCCAATGAAGCCTCGGTGAAAGCTGCCTATGTAGGAATAAGAACAAGTACAGGTAAAGGATCAGCATGGGCACAGGCTCAAAAAGATGTTTTTGATACTGTCTTCCATACGGCCAAAGAGCTGATAGGCAACGAGCCAGTGAATGTGGACATGGAACGTATGAAGCGTGGATTTGGTAGAATGCAGTTTGAAAGACTGAAGCCCTTCTTGAAACCGGAGTTTGCTGCTGGACTAACAAATGGTGCTCCACCTCCATATCCAACATACAACGATCTTCAAGACTGGCCTTCTGATGAAGCGGGTCGTCCTGCTTGGTCAAAAGAACCAAGAAAGATAAATAAGAAAGTCCCTAAAGAGTTCTTTGATTCAATGCCGAAAGACGCAGACGGGAAGGTGTCAATGCCTCCTAAAGACTTTCCTCTTCATTTAACTCCTGTCTGGAATTATTATGCCAAAGATATGGCCACTCCATACGGGGAAAGACTAGACGCTAACGATATGGGTTCTGATCAAAAGTTTAGAATGCCTAGTGCAGGAGACCTAAGAAGCAAGCTTAGAAACACTGTTAGAAAATTTATCCAAGTCAGGGGTGAAAACAGCTTTGCTGACATACCTGCATCCGAAGCTCAAAGGAAGGGAGTCAGGCTAGAAGACCTATACAAGTCTGACGACAGCTTTAAGAGAGTTATGGCCACTAAGGTTATTCCTATGGGAGATCTTGTTAGGTTTATAAAAGAGCAGTCACAGACCAAGAAGTCCTTCTCCCTATGCGTGGATGAGAATCTCGGTGCCGCAACCTTTAAAAAGGCTTTCACTATTGAAGACGATATGAAAAAATCTGATCTAATTAGTAAGATTAAAAAATTAAAAAAATCGATTGGGAATAAAGCATGATTGAAAAATCTCACAACCTCGACTGTCCTAAGTGTGGCTCGAGCGTGATCAAGTCCTATGCCGACGAAGCCAAGCTCAGAATGAAGGTAATCATTTGGAACAGAGATGGTATGTATGCGGTCTGCAAGAGCTGTGATCATGAGATTAAGATCGAAATGGATCTCCTAAAGTCCATGCAGACCAAGTTTTCTTACGAGGTGGATAAAAATTCCTAGCACTTTTTTGTTGCATCGCTAGTATTACGATGTAATACTTTTTAAATATCAGCATTTTTAGACTCAAGTTTGACGGAGTAGCTGAACGAAAATTAACTATTTTTGTTTACTGAGGCTACATGTCTAAAGATTTTTACATCAACGAATCTTCGTTTAAGGTTTGGCTCCCAGATGTGGAGTTCATCAAATCTTCAGACGCAGACAACGAGAAACATAATTCACGAAAAATTTCAGGCGTTATGACCACTCAACGGAAAGACCGTCAGGGTGAGGTTTTGGTAGCTAAGGGATTAGACTTCTCAGACTTCCTTTCCCATGGCCACTTCAACGACAACCATTCTCAGGGAACTGCAGACATCGTTGGTTACCCAGAAAAAGCAGACTTCCATTCAAACTTAAAATCATATAGTCAAAAACTTGACGACGTGCAAGGTTGGACTTGCGAAGGCTACGTTCTGAAAGGAACTAAAAAAGCTGACGCTATTTGGGAGCTTGCTCTCGCCCTTCAAAACGTACCAAACAGAAGCCTAGGATTCTCGGTCGAAGGCAAAGTCGAAAGACGTGAGGATAAAACTATCGCTCGTGCTCGCATCAGAAATGTAGCTATCACGAATTGTCCGGTTAATACGGACTGCGACTGGTCGATCCTAGAGAAGTCTTTCTACGAGCCTGAATACGCCATGAAGTCCATGATGGCCGGTCATGCTACTGGCATCGACGCTTCCGGTGGTGGAGCAATCCGTGGTGAGTCTCTGGACGCAAAACTTAAAGATCTATCAGATTCAGATAAGAAGAAAAAAGCAAAATACGAAGCACTAAAGAGAGCATTGGAGTTCGATGATCTCATGAAGGCCGTTGATATTGTTTTAGAACGTAAACCAACATGGGATGTAGACGCAGCAACGCTTCTCATCGCACATCTTTTCAAGAAGGGAGGCAAGCTATGAGTACACCAGAGCTAGGAAGACTTCCAGCAGCCGAGGCTAAAGAGCCTTTGCTATTGGACGAACCATCTAAGGTATCACAAGCAGTGCTGACGAAGTTAGACGAGGTCATCGACCGATTGAATGCTATCGCTGTTGCGATTGAAGTTTCAACCGACGGTGCTACTCTTCAGACTCAGTTAGATACTGCGGCGATTAAAGCAGAAATTAGTAAACTAAAATTCTTCATATAAGGAGGAAGCCATGAGCAAAAAAGTAACAGAAGATGCTGTCCTCAAAGCACTCGCATCTTTGGATGCAGAACTAGGGGAAGACGTAGTCAAGGCATCAGACGATGATCTTGATCAGCCAGAAGGTGCCGATCTCGGTAATCCCGCTAAAGACAAAATGTCAGCTGCTGCTAAGTCGAAAGACAGCAAGGAAGATGACAAACCTGCCTTTATGAAAGGTGACGAAGACGGCGAAGAGGAAGACGAAGACGAAAAACCAAACCCGTTTGAGAAAGGAAAGAAGATGAAAAAATCTTTCACGGAAGATATGCCGGAAGAAATTGAAACTAAGATCGACGTGTCTGAGTTTCTTAAATCATTGGTGAAGCATACAGGCGAAACAATTGACTCTTTAACAGAGTACGTTGTTAAGAGTGACAAGCATCATTCTGGCCGTTATGGGGAACTTGTTGGACAAGTTGAAGAGATCCAAAAATCTCAAGCTAAGATTGGTCTTGTTCTGAAAGCAATCTGCGAACAGATCGGCGTGGTAAAGTCAGCTCCTGCTCGTTCTACAAAGAGCGAAACAGTAGCTAAGTCTGCCCCAGTCGCTGAACGTAAGTTCAATTCAGGGTTAGAAAGCGAAGCTGCAGAAGAGAAAATGTTTAAGTCACTATCAGAAGACCCACGTATTGCTAAGTCACAAATGAGCGAAACTCTTTGCGACCTAGTTAAATCAGGTCACGCTACCGATATGGACGTAATCACTTTCGAGTCTAACGGTTTCATCCGTCCAGAGCTTGTTGGTAAACTAAAAGAAAAACTTAACTAATAAAGGAGTCCTAAATGACGTATCCAATGGTTGATACTAAGAGCTTTGAAGGCCACGGCGAAGGCTTCGGTACTTCTTCTGCTCAAGATGTTCAAGATTTAAACAAAGCCTTAACTGCAGGTTACGCAGTTGATCCGGGAACACAAGCTGGTGGTGGTGCTCTTAGAGTTGAATCTCTAGATGCAACATTGAAGATTGTTTCTTTCCTTGAGAAGAACATTGTATTTTACAATGATATTCCAAAGACAAAAGCCTACAACACTGTTGAAGAGTATAACCTACTCAGCAAGTACGGTGGACGTGGTGGTTTCTTTATTGAAGAGGGTGGACTACCCCGCACTGAAGATTCTAACTATCAACGTAAAGCAGCTTTCGTGAAGTTCATGGGTACTACTCGTGAAATCTCTCACCCAATGTTGCTCGTTCGTCCAGCTCACGGAAACGTAGTAGCTCTTGAGACGAAGAACGGTGCTAAATGGATGCTTCAACGGATGGAAGAGTCTCTTTTCTCTGCTGATAGCTCAATCATTTCTCAGTCGTTTGATGGTATCCACAAGCAATTGATTGATGGTTATTCAGATGTGAACACTGCTGGCGATGGAAAAGATGCCGTTTCTAACGAGCATGTTATCGATCTTCGTGGAAAGATTCTTTCTGAAGCTGTGTTTGAAGAAGTTGCTCGTATCCTTCTTGATAACTACATGTACCCTACTCACTGTTATATGAGTAACGTGAACTCAACTGACTTCAACAAGTCATTCTTCTCTAAAGGAAGATACCAGATTCCTGTAGGAGCTGATGCTTCTGTTGGTTTCGTTGTTGATAAAGTTAAGACTTCTGGTGGTCTTGTTCAGTTACGCCCTGACGTGTTCTTGCGTGTAAACGTAACGGCTCCAATCAGTGCTGACAACGCTCTTGCTCCAACGGCTCCAGCTTCTGCTGTGATCCTTGCTCAAGCAGCAACGACTTCTCGTGGCTTCAAAGCTGCTGAAGTTGGAACATACATTTACGAAGTTACTGCGATTTCTAAATCAGGTGAGTCACAAGCGACTCCGGGTTCTGCCGCTGCAGTGGTTACTACTGGTAACAACGAAGTTAAAATCACGATTAGTCGTGGTGCTGTCTCTGGTAACGAGCTTACTCAGGGTTACAACATCTACCGTACTCGTCTTGAAGACGGCGTTGCTGGCAAGAGGTATCTTGTTCAAAAGATCGCTTCTGCGGGTGTGTCTACTATCTTCCTTGATGGTAACGAAAACCTTCCGGGCCATGGTGTTGCTTATATGGGTCAGCTTGATGAATCGGTTCTTACTCTTCGTGAGTTGTCACCGATGCTTAAGTTCCCTCTTGCGACCGTTGCTTCTTCAATCCGTTGGATGCAGTTGTACTACAACACTCCAATCGTGTTCCGTCCTCGTGGATGGGTAATCATTAAGAACATCGGTTTCTTAAAGCAGCCTGACCTTAGCATCTAATTTTTAAAACTGGTGGGGGAGGAGAAATCCTCCCTCATTTAATTAGCTTGGAGACCTCATGAAACTTATCAACGTAGAATTGAAAGGCCTAAACTTCAACATTGGTGGACAAGACCATCAAGCTGACGAGAAGGGCATCATAGAACTTGAAGACAAAGAAGCTGCAAAAGTTCTTTGTGAAACTGCCGGATTCAAACTTATTAGAAGTGGAAAGCCCGGTCTCGACGTAGAACCACCGAAAGACATTGCTCCTATCGTTCCAGAAGACGGCGACGAGTTGACCGAAGAAGAACTAGCTGACCTTGAGGCTGAAGCTGAACTAGGCAAGCTCCCAGAGTCAGAAGTTACAGAAGAAGAAATCCCTGAACCAGAAATTAAACCAGAAGCAAAGCCAGAACCTAAACCTACTGGCAAATGGCTTCCGGGTAAAAACAATAAGCAAAAATAGAAGGTAGATCATGACGCAAGAATATAATGACTTTGTAGGTTACCAGAACCCTGAGTCCTCAGAACATTCCGCTCCTGCGAAGTCTAAGAAAGTAATTTCTGGGCCTATGATCGTTCCCGCTGGTGCTGCTCCTGACGACAATAGAACTATTAATCCAATTCAAGCTGCCACAGGGACGGAACTAGATCTTGTCCGTGGTAAGGCTTACAGACTAATTGCTTCGGTAGCTATTTACTTTAGACAGTCTGCTCAGGATGGTTCTGTCGCCGCTATTGGTGATATTTATTTACCGGCCAACACTCCTGTCATCATCAGTTCGTCAGAGTTTCCATTCGTGGCAACTTTAGCTTTCGCTGCTGCAGGGATCGTTCAGGCCGTTGAAGTGAGGTAGTATGGATTCTTTTTTCACAGTTAATTATCTTTTTGCATCATATTTGCAAACAAGAGAAGCTGGTGGACATAAGATCGTCAAGGTTGAAAAGGTTAAGCCCGGAAAGGCTAAGTTCTATTTTAACATTTCAGAGGATGAGGCTAAGACCCATCAGCTAAATTTTCACAATTCTCTCTGCTCTGAATTTGAACAAATAAGAAAACTCACCATCGACCTCGCCTACTAAGTTACTATTACCTAGACATATTGAAGAGTGAAATGTATCTTTTGTAATCACAACAAAGGAGCATTTCATGGGTAGAGCATTTAGCGGATCAGAGCCGGTAGGGAAAACAAAGCTTTATAAAGTTTGGACAAGCATGAAGCAGAGATGTGTGAATCCTTCAGACGAGGCTTATGAGAACTACGGAGGTAGAGGGATAACAGTCTGTGAATCATGGGCTAATGACTTCCACAGATTCAGAGTGTGGGCCGAGGATCACGGTTACAGAGTAGGTCTCACGATAGACAGGGTTGATAATGATGCTGGCTACTGTCCTGAAAATTGCAGATGGACAGATCGACAGACTCAAAACGTGAACAAACGTCAACGTGAAAGAATCCTCGAATTTAATGGAAAATCTGGAAACTATTCTTTCTGGGAAAACGACCTAAGAGATCTCGGCATCACACGCAACACAATCAAGTCGAGACTGTGCTTTGGGTGGTCAATCGAGGACACGCTTACGAAGCCGATGCTAGGGCATGGCAAGGCTTCTAAGAAAGGTATTGGTTCTAAGAAATACACATTTAAAGGAGAGACGGGGACGGCTACCTTTTGGGCAAATAAAATTGGATGCAAATCGAGCGTTATTAACAGAAGATTAAGTGATGGATGGAGTGTCGAAAAGGCTCTAACGCACCCTTGGCGCAAGACCGTTTACGGTGAATCTTCCGACAAGGAGTAAAGAGGTAACTATGATTGAAGCAGTGGCCATCGAAAACACATCCATTCAAGCTGTCAGCATCACGTCCGATAAGTCTGATGCAATCTCAATTGAAAACACTAAGATAGAAGCCGTGGAGGAATAATGTCTTGTAAATCAACCTCATTCCAATTTTACGCTGGCGAAGATAAGACCCTTGAGCTTTCCCTTGTTACAAAAAACAACGGCTGCTCTGAGATATACCCATTGGTCTCTACGGACATAATTCAGGTTACCTTGGTTGCCCGTCCTGCTGACTTGGTCTTCACACAGCCTAGAGTCACGATAACGTCTGAGCCATACGGCTCGATAGCGATCGAACTAACGGCAGCAGAGACATTGCAGCTTCTAAGCGGTGCCATCATTGTGGAAGTGACTAGGGCTTCTAAGAAGAAAATTTTCGTAGTTGATGGTGGAGTTGAGAAGCTTACCATTTCAAACTGCTAAGGAATATTTATGACGGAAGCAGTAAACCAGAAGCCATACGACGACGGACTAATCATAACCGTCAAGCAGCTTAAGTCTGTTTATCTTTTTGGAGTAAACCTTCAGGACGATGACGGGAATGAAATGCCGGATGAGCTTTTCAAGTTCTACATTCGTTCAGCACAGGACTGGCTTGAGAAAGAGCTAGGCGGCGTTTTGCTTTGTGAAAAAGAAATCACAGAGTCCCATGACTACCACATGGCAGACTACCAATCGTTCGGACTTTTAAAGCTGTACAGAACCCCTGTTCAGGAAGTGTCAGAGTGTGGCTTCCAATTCCCATTGTCTGAGAACGCAACCAACTTCGATCCAAGCTGGTACCGTGTTGAGGGGTCGCTAATCAACCTCGTCCCAACACAGGGAACATTCTCCGCAATTGCTCTTTCACAAGGTGGAAACTTTCTACCTCTCCTTTCAGGGATGGGTTATATCCCTCACTTTTGGAGAGTCAAATACAAGGCCGGATTTAAGAAGGGACAAGTCCCTGCGTCCATTCTGGACATCATAGGAATGAAAGCCGCCATGGGGCCACTTAACATCGCAGGGGATTTAATTGCTGGAGCGGGTATCGCTTCGAAGTCAATTTCTCTAGACGGACTTTCACAGTCAATCAGCACAACATCTTCGGCAACGAATGCTGGTTACGGTTCAAGAATTATTCAATACACAAAACAGATCGATAACCTTTTAGAAGGGTTACGTGAAAGATATCAGGGTATTAATTTTGTAACGGCTTAGGGAGTTTCATGACCGAGAGTTTAAAGTTATCGTCAAACAAGACCTATCCAAAAAGAAAGAACGCCAAGCTCGGTACTGTTGACTTAATTCCACAAGAGTTTGAAAACCTAATCGAAGATCAAGGTATCAGAGTCCGTGTGACTGCTGCTGCCGTTTGTCCTAATAGAACAGAAGTCGAAGACACCAACCATGCTCTAGATTGTCCTATATGTTTTGGCTCACAAGTCTTGGACATGCCTGAAACATGCTACGAGGATTGGGCCTTCGTTCAATCGGTCACGCTTGATAAGAAGATGGACGTTCAGGGCATTTGGGATATGAAAGATGCTCGCATCACATTCAAGCAGGGAATCCGTGTTAGCTACTGGTACAAAATTGAGATCTTGGATTTCGCTTCCGTGTTCAATGAAGTCATCAAAAGAAAATCCGGAAACATAGACAAGCTTCGTTATGAAGCCGCCAAGATGTGCGACACCCCTTATTACCTAGTAGACAAGCTTGGGAACAGATACGCTTTAAACGAGAACTATCGCATCGACGGTCGTGACCTTATTTGGATCACGCCAGCACGTCCTGCTGTGGGAACTCTTTACACTTTAATTTATCCAATTCTCCCGACGTTTAGAGTCCTAGAATTGATGCATGAGAATAGATATTATTACAGGTCGTTTAAGAGAGCTGCGAAAGAGCCTATCCAACTTCCACAGCAAGCACACCTTAGACTTGATTACCTAGCGAACAAAGCTGGGACAAACATACTGGTGGGCGAATGAGTGTTTTTAACATCTCGACCAGAGTAGAGCAGGATTACGGAATAGACTTCGACACGCTCTCGGCAGGGATGATAGCGTCTTTTAGTATGGCAATAGCTGGGCTTGCAGTCGCTGCCCAAGACCATTGGATCTCGCTCGCACAGTCACGCTTGAAGACTTCAAGAGCAGATTATATTAACGGCTTAAGACAGGCAGAAAGTTATAAGCGAACGACTAGTGCAACATCCGAGACGTTTACACTTACGCTTGTGGGACGGATGCCCAACAATTACGAGTTTGGAATGCCTTCTTTCGATATGAAGAGTGTTCGACCAGGATGGTTGGGTGGTGCGAAAGCCCTGCGGGCCAAGGATGGCTCTTCTTATGTTGTGATTCCTATTCGACATTCAACGTCGAGTGAAACCAATATGGCCTACACAGGGAAAGCTAAATCTGTTGGTGATCTCAAATCCCAATTAAGAAAAGCAGTTAAAGATTACGGATTAGACCGCATGATTAAAACAGCAACCGGACAAGTCGCCACGGGTGCCGTTTCTCGTATTCCAAAGACCGCTCCAGTTCATCCATATCTTAAAGGGCTTACAAGAATGCAGACCAAGAAAAAAGGCGGTGGGTCATCTCAGTTGATTCGCTTTGCTATCATGTCTGAAAATTCGGATCCTTCATCTTGGATTCATCCGGGATTGAAGCCAGCGAACCTGTTGCCAGAAGTTGAGACTTGGGTGGATAATCAATTAAATAATGTAATGGAGACTATACTAGGATGAGTACTTTTATTGGTGGTGGGGCCTACGAATACCCACCAATTGAACCAGTCGTTGAAGAGTTTTACGGGATCTATCCTGTAGACTTTCTTTTGGAAACTATTCTGAAAGCAGGGCTTGAATGGTTTAGAACAGACCCAGCAGCTCCAAACTATGTCTTTGGACATCTTAACTCTCCCTATCTTGCAAAATACGGACAGCCTAAAATTGATGAAATCGCTGCCTACATAAGAAAATACGACATCAAGATTGTTCAGTCATGGGCACTAATCGCCACAGCAGTTCCATGTATTTCTATCCAGCTTTTAGATGCTGGAGAGATGACGGAGCGAGCTGGGCTTGCTGACTTTGAAAGAATGGCAGACACAAAGAACCTAGACGGGGAAGTTATTGGCCGAAGAGAAGTGAGCTACTCACCGATCTCGGACAACATCCATTTAGGAATTCACTGCCAAGACTCTCCCGACCTAGCGAAGTACCTGTACTATCTGGTCGTGTACGTCCTTCACTCTTTCAAGCCCCAGCTTGAAACTCGTGGAATGATGCTAGGTACTTTCAGGGCGACTGACCTTTCTCGCATGAACGAGTATCTCCCTGAAAACCTGTATTCAAGATTCATCAACTTTACGATATTCACCATCGCCTCTTTTGATAAGGGTGTCGTTCCGATAATTGAGCAGTTCATGGGAATCAACGTCGCACCATCCTCCGCAGGAGATGCAGGTCTAAGTAAAGACCCAGACATTGATCCAGATGAAGTGGTCGACGAGGATGGATTATTTATCTGTATTGGAGATAAAAATGAGTAAAGAAGAAGAAAAAGTTGAAAAGTTTGAACGTAAGAAGCCAAGCAAGGTAGAAGTCATCAAGGCTTCAAAAATGCCTGACTGGCAGAAAAAACAGTTGATTGATAAACTTGAGGACAAAGCTGAGGACTTGGAAGGTAAAATCCCTTTCAATGTCTACGCCAAAATCAAGAAGCTTGGCGGGACTATGCAGAAAGCAATGACGGCATATCCAGAAGCTAAAAAAATTAGTTTGGCCACTATCGAAGAGTGGGATTTAATCTTTAAGAATTTTTAACCCTCAAGGAGTAAACAATGGCCATTAAAAAGACATTCAATGGTGCTGCGATCTTCAAGCCGGGAGCCTACACTAAGATAGTCGTCGAGAATTTAACTGGGTTTCCTTTACAGGATACAGGCACAGTTGGAATCATCGGTGAAGCTGTCGGTGGTGAGCCTCACGTTCTTGATGTTGTAAGCAAAGAACAAATCCAAGCAGCTAAGACTCGTTATAAGTCAGGCCCTATTGCTGACGCTCTCGAGCTTTTAGTGAATGGATCAAAAGACCCTCGTATCGCAAACGGTGCGAGCAAGATCGTTATTTACAAAGTAAACAGCTCACTCCAGTCAGCTCTGATCCTTCAGAACGACAGCGCAGCAAGCATGTTGAACCTTGAATCTAAGAATTACGGTGCCGACGAGAATCAAGTTTCAGCACTTGTGTCTCAGGGAACTATTGCTGATTCTCAAGCTAAAATTGAAGGAACAATTGACGGCCCATTCGTGGTTGCTGTCACTGATACTTTAAAGCTTTTAGTCAACGGTGCTCTTTACACTTATACCTGTTCACTAACTGGTTCTCAGTCTGCGGCTTTGTTGCTCGCTAACTTGAACACAGCTGGCAACTGGGCTCCTTCTAAGCCTGTAACATCTTCTCTTGTAGGTAACAGAATCAAGATTGAACTTGATTCTGCAATCGCTAAGAAAGACTACGGCTACATTGAAGTGGATGTGACTTCTACTCTTGACACTATTCTTGGTATTTCTGGAGAACATCGTGGAGTCAAAGGCTCACGAATCTTCACATTCAAGAAAGGTCTTTCAGAAGAAATCCTTCCTGAAGCTGGCGGTCTTGGTGTTCTTGGCATCAAGTATGTTGGAGCTGGAACGGCTGCGACTTTGACCATCCAGAGCACTCTAGGGGAACTAAGACTTCAGACGACTTGCACAGGTGCAGCGGCTGACGACCTTGACATTCTTCTAGTAGGAACGGACGGTCGGAACTATCACACAATCTCAAGCCTTAAAGATTTGATTGCTTCAAGCGCAAGCTACGAAGTTTCAGTTCTTAACGGTTCTGGAAGCAACAACGCTTCTCAGTTGGATTTTTATTCAGCTATTGGGATCAAAGATGTTGCTCTCGCAGTTCACAGAGATCTTTCACTTTTTGAAAGCACAATTGATTCTCTTTCACAATTCGCTCAGGCGACCATTGTGTCTAACGCTTCTGGAGCCTTGGCTTCTTATGCGAACAGCAAGTTCTTTGCAGGAGCCTCTGACGGTTCTGCTTCTAACTTGGACTTCGTGAATGGCTTTGAAGCCTTCAAGGAAGAAAGACTCAATGTTGTGGTTCCTTTGATCTCTAAAGACATTGGTGCTCTGACAATTGATTCGATCAACGCTGCTTGTGTTGATCACGCTGCTTGGGGATGGTCAACGACTGGACGTTCAGAACGTCACGCTTTCCCTTCTAAGCTTGGAACTAAAGATCAATTCAAAGCCGCATGTCGCTCTTTGAACTCTGGCTATGCTTCAGCAGTAGGTCAGCAAGTTCAGGTTCGTAACAATGTCGGTGATTTTGAGTGGAAAGATCCTTGGGCGTTCGCTTGTATTCTTGCTGGTATGAGATGTGGAGCCGAAGTAGGCGAGCCTCTTACTGCTAAGTTTATCAACGTGAACGGTCTTCGTGTTCTTGACGGTTCATGGAACCCTAGAAAAGACTTCAACGAAATGATCGAAGCAGGTTGTACTTTCGCTGAGCCAGTAGACGGCGGTGGATTTAAGGTCGTTGTTGGTAACACAACTTACGGGATCGACCCAAGCTTTGTATGGAACAGAGAATCAACAGTTCAGGCTGCTGGTTACGTTGCATACGATCTTCGGTTCAATCTTGAATTGGAATTTACAGGACGTAAGGCAAGAACAGGTACAGCAGAAGCTATGGCGAACTTTATCAAGGCCAGAATGTCTCAGTACCTCGCTGCTGAAGTAATCGTTGGTGATGATCTGAACGGCGGTCTTGGCTACAGAGCTAAAGAGCTAAGAATTTCTGTTCAAGGAAACACGGCTTCGATTAACGTCTGTATCACGCCGGTACAAGGAGTCGATTTCATTTTACCAACCATCTACCTTGCTGACATTCAGCAGTCAGCATAAGGAGTAATTTATGAGTCAGGTATTTACCGGTGCAAAGGCCATATTCAGAATAAACGGAATCCAGATTGCCTACGCTTCAAGCTGTAGCTTCAACGAAAATATCCAATTAGAAGAGATTAACGTCTTGGATAATTTGGCAGTTCTTGAACACGCTGAAGTTGGTTATCGAGTTGATATGAGCTGTCAGAGTTTCCGTGTGCAGAACCAATCTGTTAAGCAGTTGGGGATCATGCAGAAGCTTGGATCTATCCTTACTCAAGGTGTGATGACGGCAGAAATCATTGACCGGGTTTCCGGTTCAGTGATTCTTCTCATGGAAGGCGTAAAGTTAGAAGCTCGTCAAACCCAGCTTGATGCTCGTGGTGTGGCAAGTGAGACTTGGTCATTCAAGGGAATCAAGTCTTCGGATGAAGCTGGACAGTGACAGTAAGCGTTAAATAGGGAGGGCGAAAGCTCTCCCTTTATTATTAGGTTCTACATAGAACCAATTAGATTGGAGACATTATGAATAGCAGTTACAAGCTCCCTAACATGGAGCACAAGTTTAAAATCCAAGTTCTAGGCGAAGAGTCTAGGATTAACTGGGCAGGAGACTTCGTCTACCGTCGCCCTACCCTCTCAGAACGTGCCATGATCGACGTAATGCGCTCGAAGCTTAATGGCGACCTACGAACTATAGACCCCGACACAAACGCCTACAACGAAGCCCTGTCACACCTACGCTTCACGTTAAAGGAATATCCTACGTGGTGGAAAGAATGTGACCTTGGTGGATCTCTTTATGATGGAAACGTCATCCTAGATATCTACGAGAAAGTTATGACGTTTGAGGCTTCTTGGAGAGAGAAGACTTTTGGAGAACCCAAGGGAGTGTCGGATGAGCTTCAGTCTACAGTCGCAGAAGCTTCTACGCCTATTTAGTGGCCAAGATCTTTCTAATGCGAACCTTCACTTAATAGCGATCTCAAACCTTCAAAGTCATGAAAGAAAAATGATGCGTTGGTGGTGCAAAAAATACCACCAACCATTAAAGCCTTTGATGGATCATACGATGGAGGAACTCATGATTGAATATCTTGAGGACTATTACGAAAAGAACCCAAGTGAAATTGGGAAAATTATGCTTGCCCACAATGACGAGCCGGAGTGGGACGGTCGGATGTCGGTTGATCATGAAGTTGGAATGCAGAAAATATTCTCCAAGAAGAAACAAATCGATCTATCTAATTTCAAATCCGATGAAGAGCTAACACCGGAACAAGAAGAAGACATACTCATGAGCCTTGGAAGAAATCTCCCACCTCGTCAGATTGTGCTTGAAAAGAAAGATGGTGTTAATGTTTTAGGTGATGAAGAGTTTGACGAAGCATTTGGAGATGATAAATGAAGCAAGCTAAGATTCAACTAACCGCAGACACTCGTGGCTTTAAAAAGCAGATCGACGATGCGAAGGCGATGCTTAAAACGATTGGAGATGCAAACATCTCCACAGTAGCAGGCGACAAGCTAAAGAAAATTTACGGCGTTCAGCTTGGTGGAGCTTTAAAACAACTCAATAAAGAAATTAAAAATACTCAAAAAACCTTAGAGACTATGTCGAATGCTAGTTCTAAAAGTTTTGATGCTGCAAAAATTGTTACCTATACCAATAAGCTCGATGGTCTTTTAAAGAAGGCCAAAGAAGTAAAAGCGGTTCAGGAACAAATCGCTAGTGGTAAAGCTCCTGAAATGCCTGACGCTGGCGGTGGCGGTGGTCGTGGGATGCTTGGTGGGGCAGGACGTATTCTCGCAG